GACCTTTGATAATTTCGATGCCCAATGTGTTTTCTATCTTACATATAGTTTCCAATGACATATTCTTTTGCCCTTTCAGCATCTTGGATATATATTGCTGGGTGCAGTTCATTTTCTCGGCAAGCATCCGTTGCGTCATACCGAGTTCAGACATCCGTCTTGACATGAGGACGGCAATAGCCTGTGAGTATTGCGCCCAATTCCTTTTGTCCTGCCCAGATTTGATTGTCTGCGATTCTGTTTCCAAAACTCCGCAAGGTATTTTGCATGTCACTGTATTCATTGAAACGATTACATTGCTTGATTCAGTTGCAAAGGTAGCACAAATATTTGAAATTGCACAACTTCCGGGTTGTTGTTCCGTGGAAAGAAACGAAATGCCATGCCTAAATCAAAGATTTAGGGAAGTAGAGACTTGTCGCCTCTTTATTCATAATGGTAATGAACTTCCATGTTGTTAATTCCTATGTTCTACCGTAAGAACAATATTTCTCCATTTGTTTGTTGCGAATTTGTTACGCACGTATTATTTGTCTATATATTACTATTGATTATTAGGGAATTATGATTTATACAAAATCAATTATTTTGAACTTGCATCCTTGTGGTACCTTTCCGGCTTTCTGGTTTATCTTGTAGTGATAATACAGCTTCTGCGCAAGAGTCGGGAACTTGTAATCATAGACAACCATAGCAAAGCCCTTGGCACTATGTTGACGAATGAACGGCTCAATGATGGAGAAAGTCTTACCTGAACCAGGAGTACCGACTACCCATGTTCCTCGGAAAGGGTTCACGATATTCACCCAACCTTTGCGGAACTTGCCCTTGTAGTAATAGCGCATCGGGATGTTTACGCTATACTTGTTCTTCTGTAGCTCCTGGCATTGCTCAAAAGACTCGTTCTCGAAGTTGAAACGGTCTTTGAGCAATCCTTTCTTCAGGAACTTGGAGATATTGTCAAGGGCAACATGGATGCAGATAGTACCAAGAATAGAGGCTACCATGTAGAGCCAGATGTTCAGACTGATGGTATAGAACCTCATGTCCATACGATGACCGAAAAGCCATATAGACAGTATGGTAACGAACAGTCCACTCACCAACGGATAGAACACTTGACGACGAGCATCAAACTCCAAATGTTTCTTGTTTCGGGTGCCAATGCAAGTGATACAGATAAGCACGATGGTAGCAATCTTGCTCCATACGAGGTTGCCATCCATATAGATAAACCACCTCTTTACACGGCTATGAATGTCACAAACAATGCCACCCCAATAGTCAAGCAACGCAGGATCTATAGCATACTCAAAGAACTCCACTATCAATGATAAGTAGATCAGACAGCGGAATATCTTATACATAGTCTGTAATTCTTTTGTTTCCTCCATGAAACCTTATTCTTGTGTTATAGTGAATATTTAATGCTAATTATATAAAGTAATGATTGGACGGACTTTATGTGCTTGCGTCTTTGGCGTTTCTTGAAGTGCTCCTGATGCTAACGAGTACAACCAGGCTTTGGCTGTTTCCTGGTCTTTCACCTCTGTAGAAGTCCAATACCAACACTCATCCGGATTGTCTGGAATCACATCGCCTCCGCACTTGCGAATATACGTATTTACCGCACTGCGTGCTTGATACAAGAGTTTGATCTGAGCAACGGAAGGGATGTAGGCACTCTGACCATATTGCCACATGTCAAAGACTGCAGAAGCTGCAGGTGAAGTGCCAGAGGAATACATAGCATGAGTATTGCCATTGCCATCGAATGCAGTAATATCAGCTGATGTATTATGTTTCAATCCGAGAGAGTCAGAATAGGCAAACGGCTCAATGTCCTTTAGATAGACAGCATAGCCTGTGCCTTGGATGTCCTCGTTCTGATTCACATAGAATACCACGGCTATAGGAGTCTTGTTTTGGGACTTAACTTCCTCGAATCTTACGACTTTGCCATCTGTACAGAGGATGTCGCAGGTCTTCATTGCCGTATCAGGAAAGTCTCGATGCTCATCGCATGAGGCAAATGCTACTGCCATGAGAGTAGCACAAATGATATGTAGTATCTTCATTGTTGCTATTTCTTTAAAGTGGGTATCTTGAATCCTATCACGATGCCAGTGCGAAACAAGTCTTCCCGTTTGGGAAGAGTGAGATCACATTTGGCTTGAACAAACAATCCCCACCCATGACGTAGGGCAAAATTATGCTCGTAACCGACATGCAAGCCACCGACAAACTTGTCAGTGTCACTGCCAGCACTTGCGCCAATTCGGAGGTTTCCGTAGTTATTCCTGCCTCTTGCCACACAGGGTTTGTAGGCAGCACCAACTCCCCATGTACGGTAGTTGTTCCAAAACGACTCTGGGCAGACATGTCCGCATGATGCACATTCATCCCATTTGATGTAACCGTTGATGAAGTACTCCCAAGCGTTGTGGTAGCGTGTTTCATGTTCCCATGAGATTGTGGCATCCAAGCCTCTCTGATATAAGGCTCCTGCACCAACGGATATTCGGTCGCTATGGCTCTGGGCGAATGATGAGACTGAAACAAACAGTCCCATCATCAATGATAAAATGTATTTCTTCATCGTCCTATTCCTCCATCATTAAGTATGAGTTGAATGAATCGGCATACAGAACATCTTCATAGTCTATATCCAAACTGATGGTTCTTCCACTAATCTGCTTCTCAGAAATCTCAATAGTCAGCACCTTGTCGTTAGGGAATGTCATCTTTTTCAGGACGAGAACGTTTCTATAACCATATTTGAAGGTCTTGGACTGGTCAAGCACCATAGCTGGCGTAAGCTCAATCATCTGGGCATTAGTTGCCTTGGAAACCTTCTTGTCATTCAGCTTGATACGCATCTCGTCGATGTCAAAGCGGATATTGGTGCAGTTCTCGATGCTAAAATCAATGAAGAAGTATTCTCCTACAGAGTAGATGTTGTTCAACCTCATGGTCATTCTGTGCTGCTTGGTGCTCACATTTCGTATTCTTGCCGGTGAGTTCCAGATCTTTCGGGCATATCTGGTCATTTCCTCAGTACTCATTGATACAGAAGGATTATGGTATGGAATCTTCTCCGAAGCAAGAATCTGTTTGTCTGTAACTGCTTCCTGCATTCGTGTAGTGTATATCAGAGCGTACTGGGTTCTGTAACGCTCTGTAACTATCGTCACAATAGCAAGGATGTCACCATCTGCATGTACGGCTGCACCTTCCTTGGGTTTCAAACGGATGGTATTGTTGATTGGCTGGTCGCCAACAACTGCATCCGTAGAAATGTCAACGAAGCGGACTGGCTCAGAGGCGGTAATGACTGTTGTGACATTCTCATTGATGGTAAGCTGCTCCATTTCCAGATACGTCTGTTGTGCAAGGGATGGGAGGGAGGCTAATGCGCATACTACCAATGCGCAGAATTTCTTGATAGTCTTCATATTTATATATGTTTTGCTCGTTATTATTTATCTTTCTGGTTTGAACGTGAATTGATGAGATACACGAATGTTCCGTATTTCAGTTTGGCTGAGTTCTTCTTGATTGCCTTGCTGATAGCGTTGCTTGTCTTCTGGACGGCATTGCTGACGGCTTGCGCTCCCCATGTAGCCAAATTTGAACCTGCAGTGGATGTGGTATTGGTGAGAGTGGAGGTGTTGCTTAATGCGCCACTACTTACATCCTTGGTCGTTTCTCTGAACTGGCTACTTGGCACATACAGTCCTTCAAGTCCATCAGTATCATAGAGTGATAGATTTACCTTGATGATGTCATCATCTACCATTATGCTCTTGACATTACCTTTGACACGCTGTGAACCGAAACCGCTCATTGTGGCATAGATATAGGAGCCTTTATGAACAACTACCTCATTTATGACAATGTCATCGAGAAGACGAAGACGTACTCTTGATCCATCCACCGCCTTGATGTTTTCGTCTATGATTGCTTTGATAAGCCCAGGTTCCTTGTCATTATCACACAGCGTATTGAAGTAGTCGGAAGTTACCTTAACTTTCTTGACAACCTCTTGCGGTTCATCGTCATTGTTCTTTTTCTTTTCCGGAACTTCCGTCTTTTCTTCCTGTGAATCACCAGTTTTGGTCGTGACCTCAGCTTGCAAAGATGGAGTAGTGACCTGCTGAGCTTGCATTCTTGCCTGAGCAATGGCCCGATTGAGTTCTTCCATCGCTTCCTGCTCACGTTGTTTGCCACGAGCTATGCGGTCATTTTCTGAACTGCCCTCGCCTTTTGCGATTTCTTGGCCCTTTTGTGCGCTTTCCTGTAGCTGTCTTTGCATCTCAGAGAGTTTCTCGGCTTCCTGGGCTTCAAGTTGTTTACGTTCATCATCTGAGTATTTTGAATCGTACTCTTCTTTGGTGTCTTCTTCATTGCGTTCAATGTTTCCTAAAGCTGAATAATCGTCTATCTTGCCGTATGATTTTAGCATACTCTCATACTTGTTTCCAATGCCGTCTCCCTTCATCTTGGCATCAGGTAGGTCTGGATTAAGATATTCTGTCGTTGTGAGACCGTCAGGATTCTCAGCCTTCTCCGTATGAAAGAGGTCAATGACGAAATAGCCGACAAACAACAGAGGAAAGTAGATGATAATGGGTATCATATACTTTGGCTGTTTCCAGTTAATCTTTTTCAGTGCGTCCATCGTTTTCTATCTTTTCGTTATTATTCTTTTGATTATCTCTATTCATTGGCGTAGGCATTCCCAACTGCTTTTCTGACCTTGTTATGCCTCTGACGCAACATCTGTTCTTGCCTTTCGGTGGCACTTTGTCTTGACTGCTGGTGACTGTACACCACTGCCATCCTGTAGATGTTTAGACCAAAACTGAGAATGATGAATCCAAAGACGAGGGATAGGAACAACCGTTTGTGGTCATTTGCAAACAGTTGTACCTTGCCGGCCAGTAAGTCAAGCTTCATAGTCTTTGCAAACTTGCGACCTGCCTTCACCTCCTTCTCGTATCTCTGACGATATTTAGGATCGTCCTTGTCTGGCATCTTTTCACCTACGAGCATTTTCTTCCACCCCATATCAATATGTCAGTTTGGTCTTTTGTTCCACATCCTTGTTAAGAAGGGTTCTCCAGTTGGTGATGAGCAATCCATGAGGGTTGTTGTCAGTACGGGGAACACGCTTCAAATGACCTGCCGTCACAAGTTCTCTAGTCATTATGCTTGTACGTCGCTCGATGCGCTGTCTGCCATAGTAGGTGAACTCCATCTTCTCCTTATCGAACTTGATACTATCACAGAAGATGCTGAACACCGCACTCGTACCCATAATGTTTGAATAGAAGCCTTTCTCCTTCAACGTGTTGTACTGTGCAAGACCAGTTTCGTCAACCAGATACATGGCTTTGTCCATTGTATATTTGATGTACTTGTCATCTGGCGCAAGGGTAAAGAAGTAATGATGGAACATTTCCACATGACTCTTGGCTTCCACATCGAGTGTTTCTTCCATGGTGCTACGCTGAACGAGAATAGGTACATTGCCATCCAATACGTACACTTTCTGATGCGCATCCGATACCATTACCTTGGCAGTCCAAATGCTGGAGATGCAGATGATGATACAACCCACAAGGAATAGTGAGCAGATGATCATCACCAACTTGATTTTGTTTTCGAGATTCCTTATTACCATATTTTGTATTGTTTACTGTTTTACATCACTTTGCTTAACATGCCCTGAGTTGAAATCTTGGCTTGTTGTGCCACACCTTCACCGAAGTTTCGGGTAGAGAATGCTGTATCTCCTTCTGGAATCATCCATGCAGCAAGGTCTGGAACGAGGTTCAGACATTTCAACGCTACAATGCTTGCTGCCATCAGATAACCGGCAGAGAAGAACGAGTTCTGCAGATATGCTGCCATCGTCTGCTCACTTTCGGTAATGGCTGTAAGGTTTTCTACCTGAATGCAGAGCACTATATCAAAGAGCAATAGGACATAAAAGCCCACGAAGTATAGGCTTATTACAAAGAAAGAATAAGCGCATAAAAAGAAATAAAATCGGTAGAATATATTGTATATTAGCTATTTAATTATCTTTTCCGATTCTGTCCAAGAAAGTATATCAAGTAATGGTTTTAACGATATTTTGTTGTATTTTTGTTGCGTAATACAGAAAATTTTGGTAATTTTGCAGCGTAAAAACAGGGGTAAATCTGCCTGTGAAAAGAAAAAATATAAGGAAAGGAAAACATCATGGCACGACCGAAGAAAGTACAAAAGGTGAAAGAACCTGTCCGCATCCGTCAGCGAAAGTTGGCTAACGGAAACATGAGCCTGTATCTCGATGTCTATGTAAAGGGGGTACGCAAGGTGGAGTCTCTCGGATTGTACCTTGTGCCCGAAACGACACCGATAGACCGCCAGCAGAACAACCATGCAAGGCAGGTTGCCGAGAAAATCAAAGCCGAGCGCATCCTTGCACTGCAGAACCACGGTGTGCGCCAGTGGGACAAGGTGAAACGGTCGTGTATAGCGCTTGTGGATTTCCTTAAGGAGTATGAGCAGGAGAAATTCGGTTTCTCTACATCCACCCTCAAAGGCAGACGTGACCTGCGGCTGAAAATCGAAACGTATCTAAAAGAAGCCAACTGCCCGGATATTGTCTTGGCAAACGTGGATGTGGATTTCTGCCGTGGTTTCATCGACTTTCTGCGCTATGCGAAGAACGGGGTGCGCAAGGATGGCAGTGTCATCAGCAACGGTGCGGCGCATCATCATCAGGCAGTCCTGAACGGTGCGCTGAACAAAGCCGTGCGTGACGGCATCCTGTCAGCAAATCCGTTGAAGTCCATCAGTGCAAAGGAGAAGTATCAGCCAACCGAAAGCATGAGGGAATACCTCACATTGGAGGAAATGAAAGCAGCGATGGCTGCGCCCTGCCCCCATGAGGATGTTAAACGTGCGTTCCTGTTCTCCTGTTTCACCGGGCTTCGCCTTAGCGATGTGCGGTCGTTGACATGGGGAAAGATTGTCAAAGCCCCCGATGGAAAGACCTTATATATAAGGATAAAGATGCAGAAGACCCAAAAGCTGATAAACGTGCCGTTATCAAAAGAGGCTGTCGATTGCCTGAACCCCAAAGAGAATCCCGAAGAACCGATTTTCACATTGCCGACGGGGACTTCTAACATTGAGCGGAACATAGAGAAATGGATGCAGAACGCACAGATAGACAAGCATATAACCTATCATTGCAGCCGACATACCGCAGCTACCATGCTGCTCACACTCGGTGCGGACATATACACCACATCGAAGCTGCTCGGTCATGCCAATGTGAACACGACCGCCATCTATGCAAAGATTGTGGACCAAAAGAAAGTGGAAACGGTCAATCTTGTGGATGACTTCTTTTCAAAGCAACCACAAACGGAGGGAAACAGATGAAAATAACGATAAGGACACGGATATTGAAAACGGGAAGCCGATCCATATACCTTGATTTCTATGAAAAGGGGAAAAGATGGATCGAGTACCTGAACCTGTTTCTTGTGCCGGACGACGCACCCGATGCAAGGCGGCTCAATGAAGCGGCTATGGCAAAGGCGAATGAGATAAAGTCAAAGCGGATGCTCGGTATTGACGAGGACGAAACGGAGGCAGACAACGACAATACAAAGCAACTGCCCAAACGGATTTTTGCGGATTGGCTTGACTGCCATATCGAAGGAATTAGACGCAATCCGTCCTATTCTCCGGCAACGTACCGCAACTACCGTTCTTGTGTCAATATAATAAAGGAGTATCTGAAACACCGCCGCAGACCCCGCTTCCTGATGTCTAAAATCGACAAGAAGTTTATTGTCGGATTGCTTGACTTCATGAAGAACACCTACCGGAATACCAAATCGCCCGACAATCCCAAAGAATTGTCACTCCACACGCTGCATCTGCACCAGAGTACACTTGTGCGTATGCTCAATGCTGCGGTAAAAGAGGGAGTGATGGATAAAAATCCTTTCTATGCTTTGGGCAGACACGAGCGGATATCCAAACAACAGTCAGAAAGGGAGTATCTCACGAGGGAGGAACTTCTTGCGCTAATCGAGGCTCCGACAACCAACGAGACAACCAAACGGGCATTCCTGTTCTGCTGCTTTACCGGACTGCGGTATAGCGATGTTTCCGTACTGAATATCATCCGTCTTTGATACCTTGGCATGGAAATCGAGCCATCTCTTCGGGTCATACTGGATGAACTGGCTTCTCTGAGCCTCCTGGGTGAGGATAAGAAAAGTCCTTATCTCTGTGAACTCCCTTCCCTCGAAGTATCTGAAATAACTCCTTGTCAGGAACTCCGCATCGTCCGGCACGTCATGGTGATATGCCTGTCTGCACAGAATATCCTGCTTCTGCAGTGCATATCCCTCACCGATAGTCTGAAGGATATTGGATAGCACGTCATGAAACAGCATGTACTGCTGCGCATCCGTACAGAGCTGCTGGACCGGATTGGTTATCTCGAAGATAACTGACGGCTCGCCTCTGGCCGAGAACAGCACGACATTGCCGTCCGTCTCCTCCAGCTGCGCATAGAGTCCGTCAAATATTCTTTTCCTTTTGTGTGCCATACTGTATAAAGTGATTTACTGTTCTTTTCTCAGGCTTCTGTAGATATAGATGCCTCTTGCCCTTTTCTTGTTGTGGAGTCCTCCACGCTGCTTGATGTAGATGGTTATCAGTCCTACCAGTGCCATGACCATCATGGCTATGAACCCTGCAACCTTTCCCAAAGCGATTGAGAAACCGATGAAGCCTACGAATGATACGCCTATGGCTGCCGCTGCCAGAGTAAGGAAACGGCCGCGTATGCCCATAAACTCCAGCGGCTTCTGCAATCCCTTGAACACAGGGTATCCTTCCTGATTCATTGTCATGTCGGGTAAGGATTACTGGAAGAACAGCGGAAGAGCTTCCGAAAGTGCGATGAAAGCGATACAGCCTCCGATAGTAAGCATGATGGTCTTCTTCACGTCCTGGTCTCCGTTCTGCATCTTGAAGTAGACGTTGAAGGCACCGACCAGAACGATAACGGCAGCAATGGCCTTCATCAGGTTCGATACCGGAGTCTGGTAGGAACTGACTTCCTGTGTGGCCTTGGTAAAACCTGCTGCACCCTTGCTTCCTGCCATTACGTTTGATGTGGAAATAACGAGTGCTATGGCCGCCATCACGCTCTTCTGTGCAAAACTTGAACCGATGAAACGCTCCGTAAGATTCCGGGCATTTTTCTTTATTATCTGCATTTCTGAATAATGTTAAAGGATTTCATCGCCAAAGAAACAGATGTCACTAAAGGAACGGTATATATATCAGGCATTCTCACAGCTGAAGATAACGGCACCGAGGTCACTGGTACCGGTCTCTGCCAGCCGGTTTATTTCCTGAATGATATTCTCAACCAGAATGCCGTCAGTCATGATGGCCTCCCGGTAAACGTGTCTGGGAGATTCTGATTTGGATGCAGATTTTTCTGTACTGTCAGAATCACTATTTTCATTCTCAGCTCCGGGATTCTCTATATTATTCTCTTCCTGATTCTCTTCTTTGGATTCAGGTCCATCCCGGTTTATCCTTATCGGCTTGAAGCTTCGTGCCTCTTCCGATATGTCTATGTCCTCTTCTTTATGGCTGTCCTGCTCGGCATTCTGTGCGGCCTTTGCCCTCTGGAAGTCCATGAAAATCATTGCCGCATAGTAGAATACCATTGCCACGAAGAGAAGGAATACTATCTGTCCGTACTGCATGGCTGTTGTAATATGATATTGGATGAAAGAGCAGAACTGTCCTCCGGAAGCGGAAGGATATGCAGTCCCAGTCTGATGCCCCGGCTTTCCAGACGTTCCCTGCGTTCCGTACTGCCGGTATAATAAATCACGTTGTGTTCCTCACTGATGATGTATCCGTTTGACTTCATGTTTGAGCGTACCCTTACCTTTGCCCTGTTTGAAATGACACGGATACCGGTTATGGGTTCCAGTCCGAAGACGATACGCCGTCTTTCCCTCTTTACCATCTGAGTACGGATACGTGAGGAAATCAGGTGCTTTTCTTCACTGCTGCGCTTCAGTCCGATTGCAGCGGCTATGCATCCGACACTCATCCGGGTAATGTCGAGAGCTTTCCCTATCTCAGAGAAGGAACACTCCTGAAAGTGGTTTCTGATATAGTCGGCACGCTCCATCCATCTGGATTTGGCCATTTTTACAAGTCCAAGTTCACGGGCTTTCAGCTTGACGGTCGATTCGCTCAGATTAAGAACGGCAGCTGTATAGGCTGTGGTCTCTACCGGATACAGTTCGACAAGAGCGGCCAGCATCCTGTCGGTCCAGTCTGTCTTTTTCATATCCTACAGATTATAACTGTTAAACAAAGATTTCTTTTCCCTTCTGTATTCTGCCAGACGTGGCAGATATGACTTGAAGAATGCCCTTACGATGGCATTCACCAGGTCAGAGCGGCATCTGCCATGTATATCGCAGTCATCCAGTGAATCCGCAAGGTCACGGTCAAGCTTGCAGACAAGTCTTTCTGTTTTGTCCGTTTTGGAATCGTCCGATTGAAGGTATTCCATGAAGTCATCCCAGCATCCTGTATCCGAAAGGGAAACAGCAGTATCCTTTTCCTGTGCTTCATTATTATTTTCATTTTGCTCAACCTGTGTTCCTGCGGTATCTTGCGTCAATATAAGTTCTGAATCATTGATGCCTCTTGTCAGGTCATCTATTTCCGGTATATCCTTACTCATAGTGCTATGGTTATTGAAGTTTACTGATTATTCTGGTTCTTTATTCTGATTGCAGTTGCCATTTTCTGAAGATTTGGTTTCAGATTGGCCGGTAATGTCCTGTGAAGATTCATCAGACGGCTGTGCCTTCTTTTTCTTCTTAGGCTTGGGATTCAGATTTTCCGTCAGCTGTATGCCTTTGAGTTCTTTTTCCCTTATCGGATGAAGTGTATCGAAGATACTCTGATAGACCTTGTCAAAGACCGGTGTAACGATAGCGGCCTGCATATCCAGTGCCGCCATAGTACTGAACCGTTCCATATCAGCACGTTTTGGAATCTTCGCAGTGACGTATCCATAGTTGGAGAAAGTATCCCTTGCATTGTCCCAGATAAGCAGTTCGGAACGCTTGCCGATTCTTCCGTCATTCAGATTGGGAATGATGAAGAGTCTGGCTTTCATCCTTTCACCGACAGCCTTTTTCAGCCGGTCAACAAACATGAGGAAACTGGCCGTGGACGGAACGGTTACCAGGTCATAATGAAATGGAACTATGATGATATCCGAGTTGACGAACATGGGTATCAGTCCTTCCGCTTTCAGACTGCTCGGTGTGTCCATCAGAACAATGTCAATTTCAGGATCATTGTGCAGCTTCTCCATAAGGGAAGTCATCATCGCCTTGTCATTGGCTTCGTATGCCCATACCTCATATGGCATTTCCTGTTCGCCGTATTTTCTGATGTCGGCTTTTCGGCACTTCATGATGGAGTGCTGGAAGTCGCAGTCTATCACCACAACCCTTACACCCTTTGTCACCAGATAGTTGGCAAAGGTGACGCAGAGTGTAGTCTTTCCAACGCCTCCCTTCTGATTGGCGAATGTCACTATAACCGGAGTTTGTATCATTTCAAGTATTGATTGATTTTGTGACAAATGTATTAACCAAAGTATTCAGATAAGAAATGCGCAACACAATTGTTAATTAGGTTATTTAAACCTATGTTATTTGGTATACTATTATTATCTACCAAAGTGTTTTTGACTAAAAATGTTACAATTAAAAATCATTTATTAGTATTATATGAAACAATGCACTAAATTTGTAATATTCAGTTTTTAAAAGGGAGTATAAATATGTATATTTCAAAAGTATCATTAGTGAATTATCGCAATTTTGAGAATTCATTTTTCCTTTTCAATAAAGGAATAAATACTATAATTGGAGAAAATGCATCTGGTAAGACCAATTTATTCAGGGCTATTCGTCTTATATTGGATGATAACTTATTATCTTCTGCATATAAACTTAATGAAAACGATTTCAATAGAAATTTGATAAATTGGAAAGGAAGATGGATTATAATAAGTTTGGAGTTCAGTGAAATATCAAATGAAGAAGCTATCCAAGCTTTATTCGTTTATGGAAGTGGAGTCATAGCAGATGATAAAGTTAAAAAGGCAACTTATAATTTATTTTTTAGGCCTAAGTCTGAAATCAGAAAACAACTTTCAGAATTAAAAAAAGGAGATCATGATGGCTTAAAAAGTATTTTAGATAAAATTACTATTAATGATTATGAGACGGTTTTTACAGGGAAGAGTACGGTTGATTTTAATGATAAAAATGTACAAAATGAATTGATGGGAGACTTTGAAAACGTAATTTTCAATTATGAGATAGATGATTCAAAGTTTGGAGGTTGTATCCCTCATCAATTATCTGTTAGGAAAGAAGTTTCATTTACTTTCATTAAGGCATTGCGAGATGTTGTATCAGACTTCCAAGATAATAAAAAAAATCCTTTATTGACACTTCTAAAAAGTAAAAGTGAAGAGTTAAATGATGATGATTCAGAAGTAATATCAAAAAAAGTAAAAGATTTAAATGAAACGATAGAAAACTTAAATGATATTAAGGAAATTACTAATAATATTTCCGAAACAATAAAAGAGGCTGTTGGTACAACTTACTCTCCTTCTTCATTGTCTATAAAATCCAATCTTCCTAATGAGACCGAAAAATTATTTCATGCATTAAAATTGTTTATCGGAGAACCGGAAGAAGATTATGAAGGTAGTATTCATGAATTAAGTTTAGGTGGGGCTAATTTAATATACCTAACATTGAAACTTCTAGAGTATAAATATAGAAAAGAGAAAGATCGGATTGGAAACTTTCTTCTAATAGAAGAGCCTGAAGCACATATTCATACACATATACAGAAGGCTTTATTTGATAAAATAGAATATGAAGATACACAAATTATTTATTCAACGCATTCCACTCATATTTCGGAGGTTTCAAATATCTCAAATATCTCAAATATGAATATTATAAATAGGTTTAAAAATTATTCTGAAGTTTATCAACCATTTATAGGTCTAAAAAATGAAGAAAGAATGCATATACAAAGGTTTTTAGATGCCATAAGGTGTAATATTCTATTTGCAAAAAGTGTTATCTTAGTAGAGGGAGATGCTGAAGAAATACTTATTCCAATTATGGTAAAGAAAACGTTAGGAATTAGTCTTGATGAATTAGGAATAAGTTTAATTAATGTTAGAAGTACTGGTTTTGAGAATCTTGCACTGTTATTTCATAATCAAAGAATAAAGAAAAGATGTGCCATTATTACAGATTTAGATAGATCTATAACTGGAAAAGTTACCAAGGCTCATAAATTAGGATTAAGTAGAAAAGAAAAGTTGAGAGGCCTAAAAAAAAGGAGCAAGTGGATTGGCTCATTTTTTGCTGAACATACATTCGAGATAGAATTTATAAAGGCTGGAAATGTTGATGCAATCTTGTCAACTATTAAAGATGTTTATGTTGACAATGCTACAATTAAAATATCCGAAGAAGATATAAAGTCTGATGACATAAAGAAATATGGAAAACGGATTCTAACGATGGCTGAAAATAAGGGTAAAGGGTGGTATGCAATACTTCTAAGTAAGTATATAACTCCATCTATATGTATTCCTAAATATATATTAGATGCTATTGTATTTGCAAAATCTAAATTTTCAAACGAATTAATTGTTCAAATGCTAGAATATGTATTAGATACATATAATGAAGATGAAGAAATTGATAATCTTAAAAACGAATTAAAATCGTATAATGAAGGACGTACTTCTTTTGACGATATTAAGAAAACTTTAAAAAAAGTATTGAATAAAAATGAGCCAATATTATATATTAAATCAACTATAGATATGTTTGTTTGGGGAAAGAATGATTTGAATCCAGAGCAGGAAAAGGCTATATATAATGAAAACAGTATCTTATTAATAGCATGTCCAGGGAGTGGAAAAACAAGAACAATAACGTATAAGATAGCTTATGAACTTTCTAAATTAGAATCCAATAAACAGTATATTATTGCTATCACATATACAAATCGTGCTGCAGATGAAATAAAAGAACGAATAGAATTATTGGGGGTAGATACTGAACAACTATGGATTGGAACTATTCATTCATTCTGTGTTGAATGGATTCTTAAACCGTACCATATGTATATAGAAGAACTAAAATTTGGATATGATATTATTAATACTAATGATACTGAGAATTATCTAGTGTCTTTATGTGACTCATATTCAACACCGAAGAAAAAAATTACATATTGGGATTGTCTTTGTTATTGCTTCACATCGGAAGGCTTGAAGATAAATTGCACCAAATCTACAATAAAAAAGACTGTAGAATCAATTATCTGTGATTACTATCAGATTTTAAAAGAAAAGCATGAAATAGATTATGAATTAATATTATATTATTCATATTGTCTTTTGAAAGAAAATCAAAGTATATGTAAGACTCTGTCTAATATTTTTCCTTATATTTTAATTGATGAATATCAAGATACAAAAGAATTGCAGTATGTGATTTTAGGTGCAATTTTAAAAACCGGAAAAGATAATAAAGCTTTTATTGTTGGTGATCCGAATCAATCTATATATGGTAATTTAGGAGGTTTTCCAATGGATAAAGCTCAATTGGAAAATGTAACGGGATTATATTATGACGAATTATCATTAAGCTATAATTATAGATCATCATCTCTTCTTGTATCATATTTTGATTATTTTAAAACTTATGCAAACAAAATAGAGGCTGTTGGAAAAACGAAGGACTACCAAAGCGTTATTAGTTATAATAAGACTGTTTCAGTTGAAGATTTAGAAAATGAAATAGTTCGTATAATTAAAACAAATATTGATGAATATCGTATTTCTCCGAATGAAATATGTATACTTGCACCCCAATGGATTCATTTATCAGGTTTAACTAGAAATTTAATGGCACGCTTACCTCAATATAGTTTTGATGGGCCCGGCATGGCACCATTTGCACGTGATATTGATAATTTTTGGTATAAATTATCACGTATTATATTAACAGACTCTACTCCGGGTTTATATATCAGAAGATTACGTTGGGCAAGTGAAATAGTAACAAACCTTTTATCAATTGGAGTAACAAATATTGATTTATCTGCCAAACAAATATTATATATTTGTAATAGCATATCAATAAACGAACAAGATGGTTTGGAGTATCTAAAAAAATTTTTCGATGCATTTCTTGAAAGAGTCAATATTGACATTAATCAGAATAAATATTTAAAAATGCATTATGATGCTTTTTTGATAGCTCTGAAAAACGTATTGATAGTTTAAAAAAGAAAGGTGCAGAGTTTATAATGCACATTGATGCATTTAGAAAAGTCTTTCAACAAAAAAAAGGAATTACTATCTCAACAAACCATGGGGTAAAAGGAGCAGAATTTGATACAGTAATAGCTTTTGGACTGTTAGATGGCTATGTTCCACATTTTAGTGAGTCAAATAAGGAAGAGAGTGCTAAACGAATATTGTATGTTATTGCTTCAAGAGCAAGGAAAAACTTATATTTAATATCTGAGCAAGGTCGAAATAAAACTCCAACTCCCATACTTAGTAAATATGGATATAAATATAAGTAAATATTTGTGGTAGTCTAAATAATATAATGGCGTTCACCTTAAAATCTTAAAATTAAATAAAAAAAATAGAGGGCTGTCACCCCTCTATGCGCTATTTACCTTTTAGTAGGTAAACTTCTACAATGTTCTCTCACGTATTCCAGTTTGCCAAATCGGAACCTCTAGTAAGAACGAACATGTACAGGCTTGCCACATGAGCACTGGACTGTTATCATTTTTTGAGACAGAGCCCAACCCTAACAGTTCAAAAAGTTGAGATGTCTTTTTATACTTTTATTCATATATTTAACCTTGTCATTTTTACATTGTATCTTGTTTGGCTTATACAATGGATGGCAAGGAAGACAAAGGTAATTATATATATTGAAATGGGAAAATGTATTGATGATTAATATTTTTAGTGTTTTTGATTATCTTTTTATTGAACGTTCATCATCAACATTATCATAGTTACCTTTCTGACCAACTTCCCACTCACGTTTCTCACTATGACTGCCACCACCTGCATCACGCAGCTTGGCTTTGCCAGAGAAGCGTGAAGTAGGTTTTGTTGGTTGTTGGGGTTTATATCGTTCAATTTGCTTCATCCGCTGTTCCTTTAACCGTTGAAGATTAAAGTTCTCTTCAGTAAGGTTTATAATGATATGCTGCTTGAAGTTGATGGCATAAGTTGCATCCTCATCATGACAGATAGTAAAACCTTCTTCATGCAGTTGCCTTCTGATAGAGGTTACTGTTTCATCATTGAATATCTCACGCAAACGGTTTACAGCATCAGTATGATATTGTGTTCTTTCCGGAGATATATCTACTAAATCTGTCCGGGAAACCTTAAATATCTTACAAAGCAAATCCCGTTCAGCCTCAGTAGCCGGACTGAACATTTCTACCATAGCTATACGGTTATTACGGTCAATTGCTTCTGCCATAAAAGGTTTCAACGGACGGCTTTGGTCATCAAAATAGATGATACCTTTCTTGATATAGGCACGCTGCTTCCTGATTTTACTGTATATTTCACCCTGGGTAATCTTCGGATTGAGTGTTAGTAACCGGTCAATATAGTCCTCAATCCGATTGAACCGTTCTTCAGGAGTAGTAAAGTCCAGAAACTCCTCTACAGCCAGTACTCTTGCACCATGAATGACGGTCTTGTTTGCATGATCAACGAGCATATATCCGTATGGAGCATCCTTCTTGCCGAAGAACACAATGTCAATACCGAACTTCGTTTTCAGTTCCTTCTGCAGTTCCTCCTTGTTGGAACTTACATCACGGTATTTCTTTAATATGCTTCTAAGCTGACGGCAACGTGTCCTTTCCCGATAACCGCTCTTGAAAAGACTTTCTATTTCAGTAAAAGGAATTTCCTTCTGAACCTTTCCACCATGCTTGACGAATACATTCCCTTCTTTCTGATAGACCTGGAAACCATTATTGCCTTGAACTGGGCAAATGAAGAGAATGTGTACTGCTTGGACAAATTAATGTCATCTTCCGTTTTTTTCTTCCTGTCATTCCCAAGAATGCGGTCAATGACTTCCTGAGAACGTCTGCGCTCATGGCTGTGCTGAATCTTTCTTCCATCAGGTGCCACTCTCGAAGTGATGATATGAAGATGGGTATTCTCCGTGTCATAATGGGAGTAAACAAGCAACGGCTGACCGGATTCTCCGTATCCCATTTCCTTGAGATACTGGTGTGCAAAATCCAACAATTCTTCTTCCGACATGTCGTGACCCTTACATGATATGGCCACATGAAACTGCGGTTTCCTGATTCTGCTGTTCTGTGAACTGTACTTCTGGAGATAACCGACTAGCTCACTCGGGGTAGGTTTGTGAAATGTTCCGAGTGAACCGAAATTCTGAATCTCGATAAGCCGTGCAACACCTTTCGAGACTTTATGTTCATTATATCCTACAGCATGGAAGTTAGAGCTTCCCGTTAATATGGTTGCTATCATATTGAATTCTAATAATCATGGTTTATGTGACTGAGTATCCGAAATACTTCAAGCTCATTAATCTATGGTTACACAATAATAATATCTGAAATGATTGAATACCGTGTAATCTGCAATTCAGATTCTGACAGCTTTCTGTGTCAGAGAATCAAGGTCTTTCTTTATTCGGTTCAATGTTTCCTGAGTTTCAAGGATAACAGGTAACAGAACTTCCTGAATATAGCTGGGAGCGAGTAACCCGGCTACCGCAAGTTCATTGGCACGTTTAACTGACTGATTAAGGTTTCCTCCTGCCCAGGAAAGTTCATTCTGATATTTTCGGTAAAACAAACCCAAATCATTCATCAGTTCGAGCTGCCTTTTGGTTCCGATATTTGAATACTCTGCCAGTGCAGAGCGTATATAATGACTCACGGATGAATAGGAGGCAGATTTCTCCTTAAACTGTTGTACTTCCTCCGGTGTCATTCTGACCTTGATGTACTTGGTTCTCTGATTCTTCATACTTGGATACATTGGTGGTTAGGTTTCCCGGACCTTCTTTCGCCATGCGAAACAGCGGCCAGCCGCTCCGATGCGCCAGCATTCGGCAAGTTACTTTTGTGAGTACGAAACGGAGTTTTGTGGCCACAAAAGTACAACTTGCTTGGAAAACTCTGCACAGCAGAACGATGCCTTCCGGGAATGATTATTACACCCAAATTTACCGGAGAAAGCCGTTGCAAACCGAAATCTGCAACACAATTCTTTGGAGGCATATTCCGGCTTACCATGTGCTGTAGCATCAGGTTGTCCTGGAATATCCACATAGCAGAATATTGTTGTATAGAATCCTAGAACCTATCAAGCCAATATCAGTGTGTTCTGAAATAGATGCTACAAGCATTATTCAATCATAGAACCATACAAATCGCAGTAATCAGTAATCAATGCTTCGTTATTTATGGTTGGATAAACCAAAGTTTCAAAAACACTGAAGATGTAGTTATATGGGATAGATGGCTATTGTTCTCATAAAAACTATATCCAATATAATATGTAGTTCCGATACCATGATAGTATGGTAAAAGTAACCTGATTGTCTCAGTACCTGGAATTCCAATAAAAGGGAAAATGAAATCTTGTAGCTGATTCAGCTGATGAAATGGCTATCGGGAAACCTTATTTTATCTGAACTATATTGCAAAAATATTCAGATGGAATAACCCTGTATTCAGAGTCTGGAGACACCTTATCACCATAGTGATATAACACTGATAATCAGTAGAAAATCTACTCGAATAACAAGAAAATAGTGTTGCGTAAATTTCTGTATCTCATTGATTTTTAGTATATTTATATAATTAATAAGCTCTTATATTCATTAAATACTACACATTATGTTTGAATTGCTGTTGATTATATATCTGTTGCCGGTACTTATTATCGGTATGTTGCTCCTGAAGCTGGTATTCTGGCTTTTGAAGATTGCCATACGTCTGGCAGTCTGGTTGGTAAAAAAGGCTTTCATCCTTATATGGAAGCTTATCGTACTTGTCTTTGCCATACTTATAGGCTGTGATGTCATGCCCTGGAATCAACCGGACAAATAGAAAGGAACCGCACCAATATGAGAAATGGTACGGTTCTGAAACAAATGGGCTGATTTCCCCTATATGTTCAAATTTAGAATCCCTTGCCTTTGCTTCTGACATATACTGCTTCTTTTTGAGAATCACAGTTTGTCAATCGGAACTGTACATTACATCCTATGGGGATGTCATTAGGAAGTTGATTGGCAAGTGCTGAAATGACATCATCAACGGTATCAAAACCTATGTCTGTAACTTCGGCAATAACTTCGCCTTTGAAATATGCTCTTCCATATATCATCATCTTTTTTGTAATACGAAACATTTTCTCTGCAGGTGATTCAAAGTTACGAACCAAACTCTGTTTACTGTTTTTATTACTGAAAAATATGAAGTCTATGATTTTTGCATTAAGTTCCCATGCTGGAGTAAAGTCTATTTTTACATAGCCTCTTGTTATATTAAATCCATGGCTATGGTTCATACCAAATGCTACCTCATACATATTTGCTCCACAATCGTTTTGAGCAATGGTTGCCCAGGTATGACGAAACGTATAAAAGCAATAATATTCCTCCTTGGACATTCCCATATCTTGGCATATTCGCCTGATTCCCATATTTATATTGGCATTGAAACTATCGGAATTACTATAACGACTATGAAAATTAAACAGATATTCATCTGTCTGGTCCGTAGATAGATATTTATTAAATGTATCCTGTATAAACGGTTCAATACGAATCTCCATGTATGCTTCATCCCTACGACTATGTCTTGTTTTCGCTCTCTTATATCCTATAATACCATTTTTATAATCTTTCTTTTTCAGTTCGTAAAGGTCTATCGTGTTAATACCACCCATACACAATGAAAGCAGGGCTATATCTCTGCCGAGTTCAGGAAGGGGAGATACCATTTTACTTTGTGGCAGAGGACGATTAAAGAATTCACGACAAGCTTCTGCACTGATTGCTCTTTTCAGTGTATTGTCTGATTTTGGGATTATAATTTTTAGCCATGGATTGTATTTTATACGCAAAATACCACGTTCTTCGTCATTCAATTCTATGATTGCTTTCTTAAAAATCTGTCTGATGCAAGTGGGATACATTTCTTTTGCTCTGCTGGTCTTATACAATGTGTCAATCCATTGTGTTAAAACAGAAGTCGTAAGAATGCTAAACATGATTTTGGTAGTACCTATATACCGTTCTAAATGATTGACTGCAAGTTTATAGTTTTTAGCATTACGTTCATGCCCTTCAGATTCCATCTTCGAAATAAACTTTCTCGCATAATCACTGAAGCATGTCTCTTCATCATTTTTGTGAAGGAATTCTATGACATCCTTAAGTTCCCAAAATGTAGCGTCAACACGATTCAGTTTGTCTGTATATTGGCGTATGATTATGGCACAATATTCATTCACTACCGGATCTGTTAACTCACCACTACTGGTTATATGAGCCGGATCAATAATCTTGTTAGTCTTGATGTAACTTGTTTTGCGCTGATGTGTGACTCTAATGTAAACTGTATAGAATCCATCTGATCTTGGCTTTTTTACCGTTGCTTTGAATGTTGTCATACCTACTATATTTTAATGATAAAACAATGGGGAAAACTTTGGGGTAAACGGGGTAAACATGGCCATTTTTGGGGTAAACATAGAGTAAAACAAATACGTTTATTTGGCTCATTTTTTGCGGTCAAATGTACGAACCGTCTAAGCGCAAATCAGGCTGTAACTACCGTAAAACGGTGAATTACAGCCTGATATAAAAATAATATTTTTAAGAGATTATTCCTCTATTGCAGCCTGCGCCGCTGTTAATAACAGCTACTTCTGAGGTACTTGTGAATTGTCATACAACAATTTGACAACAGCGTCTTTTTACTTGATTATTTCATATTTTTCTATTGCAATTATGGCTTTTGTCCATTTATCAAAGAATTCATCGTCTGATACCTGCATATATCGCCCATTAAGGGCAAAAAGAAAGGCTACAATCAACGCAAATACGAAAACCAATACTTTTATCGTCTGCGTGATTTGAGTGCGTGTAAATCGCTTATTTGAGTTCATTCGTCTGTTTCGCTTTAACCAGTTCATCATAGATTGTGTGGGCGAATTCTCCTGCGAAATATTCTGCCCAATTCTGATAGGTTAGGCAAATACCAGTTCGAGGGTCTTCGTAATCCACGGTTTCCCATATATCTTCCAACTCTGCATAAACCTCATTGGGATTATTTCCAAGAGCGTCCATCACTTCTTCTGAATAGCAATTTACCAATGTGTCTAACCAGTCTCCGTAATCATCACAGCCGTCTTTGTAGATGGCTTCAAATGCAGCTCGTTTCAGTTCATCCGTAAAAGAACCTGTTCCGCAATATGGGTACTCTCCGTTCATTGTTTTTCTAATATGCCGATATTTTTATTTTCAGGAGATAACTCCATCAATTTGCATTTATTACCATCAAGAACGGCTTCAAACATATAATCACTATTTGACAAGGTTATGTTTCTACCATTGCTTTTGCAGGAGAATATTCCCTTGTAATTTTCAGTCTCTACATCTTGTTTTGAGTATTTTTCTCCAATTGGTTCAGTACGTATTAGTGTAAATTTTTGAAGTTTACAATATGGATATCCGTTGACCGTAATAGCATTTTCTGATATTTGAATCACTCCGTAAGTTCCCTGTTTAAAAACATATTTATAAACACGAGTTGCCTCAAACATTTTATCTGTTCTTTTTTCTGTTTTTATATACAAGTCAGCTTCGAATTCTCGCATGATTAAGTCATAAGTAGTTTCTGTCTTCATAGTGTAACCACCAACTTCTACAGGCTCTCCTTTTCCTACTTCCTCTTTTTCAAACTCAACATTATGCAATATGACATCAGAAAATAAATCTTCCGGAGTAATAGCATCTATAGCCTCCATACTCAAAAACACACCCGAATAGTGTTCAGAACCCTTATCGGCATCTTCACTACAGGCAGCCAATACAAGCGAAGCAAAGAAACATAGCATTCCAATAGCATATTTCATTTTCTTCCCTCCACCATCTTTTCGTAAACTTTAATCAATCTCTCTTTCTCTGCGAGCAACTCTTCCAAATGCTTCACACGCTCTGCAAGAATAGCATCGCCACCGACTGATACATTTCCATTCATAGAGGCTGGGCTGAAATCTCCGTTTGTATGCACTGTATTATTTGCGCGTTCAAAGAGTTGCTCATCAAAGAAAACACGGATGTCAATTTTTAACAGCAACGCTATTTTTTCTAAGTCAGCAGCCTGAATTTTGTTGTTATTCACGCATCTATGCAAGTTGGCTTCACTCATGCCTATGTCGGAGGCTAATTTTCTCATGCCTCCAACTCTTTTTTCGCTCAAATTTCTAATAATAGATAAGTCCATAATATATAGCGAGTTATAAATTTTAGACTATAAAATAATACAGACAATATGATTTTTGTGACTTAATTATTTGCAAGTGTCTGTATTTTTGTATAGCTTTGCACCATAAAGTTAAACATTAAACTTCAAACGACCGAAGATATGGCTAAAAAAAAGACGATTACAGGCGAATTAGAGCCTATGAAAATCGGAGAGAGCAAGGAGTTTCCTGCATCACTCTGTACAACTGCAAGAAGTATGGCGAGTATGCTCGGTTTCAAGTGGAACAGAGTGTACAAGACAGAAACCGACCGTGAAAGACGTGTTGTCATTGTCAAACGAATAAGTTAATCAACCATGTACACATTCATCGACAATTGGTGCGGCGACCATTACGAATTTTCCACCCTCCAAGAAGCGAAAAAAGAAGCAAAGAATCACACTTGCGGATTCCCTGTTTACATCTACAAAGGTTCTCAAATCGTGGCGATTGTACCACCGAAAGAAAATCCGTTACCATAACCATTAAAAACGAAATTATATGAAATCATCAGTAAAAAACAATCTCAAACATAGGATTGAACAGGCAGAAGATTATCTGGATGACCACTTGGAAAATATCACGAACATAACCCAGATTGTGCTGACAGGCATCATGTTTTTATGTGTTATCGCAGGTGGAATCGCACATCTCGTAATGGGAAACCTTTCACTTATCGGCATTCTTGTCGTAGCACTTTTTGTCTATCTCGTTTGGCAGATGTGCAAAATTGCGTGGACTGAGTATCAACAGGATAAAAAGTAAAGACTATGACAACTCTCGATTTCTCCGACAAGTCAGTAACCTACGACACATTTGTTCACGATGTGGCAAGTTCGGTGGTCCGTATGCTTTCAGAGGCACACAACGACCCCGAAATAATCAGTCAACGACAAGCATATGAAATGTTCGGGCGTGGAAATGTTGACAGATGGCGCAGACAGGGCAAGATTGAGCCTTGCAAACGTCCCGGAAAGGTGGAATATCGGACAGCGGAATTGAGGGTCTTGCAGAAAACTCGACAGGATTATTTCAAATAACGAGATAAGGGAGTGTAGCTCAGTGGACAGAGCGGCGGTGTACACCCCAATGACCAAGATGTAGCAGGTCGCAGGTTCGAATCCTGCCACTCCCTCAACATAACAAACTGTATTAAATAACTTAAAGTATTATTATTATGAGCAATGCAATATCATTAGCGAAAGAATTGCAGTCAATGAAAGCCATTGATGTGATACGCAATGAACGTGTGCGAAATCAGTTCATCAGCGTGTACAACTCCATTTGGAAAGAAGGAGGCGAACAAGTGTATGAAAGGGAGGCAATTTATTTCAACCAACAGTTACGTGACAAGCAGAACCTTCGTGAGTGTTCCGGTACATCTATCTTCTATGCCTTTATAGACCTTGCTGTTAAGGGGCTGACACTTGCAACGGGCGCACAGGCTCTTTGCTACCTTATTCCTCGCTCTGTCAAAATCGGAATAGACCAAAACGGAAAGGACGTATGGGAAAAAGTCTGCAACCTCACCATTTCAGGGTATGGAGAGTTGGTACTTCGTAAGAATGCCGGGCAGATACGACATGCGGATAATCCAGTAATTGTGTACGAGGGTGACACCTTTCAATATGGCGAACAAAATGGTCAAAAGATTGTGAACTACATGTCGGCTTTTCCTCGCAGGTCAAACAAGATTATCGCCTGTTTCCTGAAGATTACACGTGCTGACGGAACTATAGACTATTCTGTGATGACGGAGCAGGATTGGATGCGTCTTAAAGGCTATTCCGACAAGCAGAACACCTACTACGATTCAAAAAAAGGTCAGTACGTAACTAAATCCAATGAACTTTACAGTAAGGATGGACAGATTGATACGGGCTTCTTGATGGCAAAATGCGTAAAACACGCTTTCAAGACCTATCCGAAACTTAATATCGGACGTGGTACTTCGCTTGAAACAGAAATTATCGAGCAACAACCTACCGATTTTGACCCATACGGAGGAGTGGAAGCCAATGGACAATCTGAACAACAAGAACAGCACTTTGCACCGGCACCGGATATGTCTGCAGGAGTAACCATCGACCCTGCACAGCAATCAGATAACGATGGTGATGATACTTTCTAAACCTCTACCACTATGTCACAGGAAACAACATTCGGCGAAAGCCAATTGGCAATCATAAAGCAGGAGAACATTCAGACCATCGTATCTGCTGCTCCCCAATCATATCAAGACAACAAACTCTCTCGTGACAATTGTACGAGAGCGGGACAAGTCCTCCTTGAAACAATACAGGCACAGGGCATGACAGACGAACTCGACCAACAGGCTGCAGTTTTCATTGAGAAAGCACGTAAGACTGTCCGCAAGATGAACGAACGCCGTTCACCTGTAACCAAACTCTTTGACGATATACGCCGTGAGTTCACGGTAATGGAGAATGCCATAGACCCGACTAAAGTCGATACGATTCCATTCAAGTTGCAGCAGCTCCGCAACCAGTATGCAGCAAAGAAACGTGCTGAAGAGGAAGAACGCCGCCGCAAAGAATATGAACGCCAACAGGCGGAAGCGGCCCGTACCAAAATGAAGCAGGACATTGAAGATGATTTCAATGCGCAATTCACGGCATTCCTCAATCAGACAATCAACTGGCTCAGCCAGCAGGACAATAGCGTGACACTCAATAGCTATCAGACAGTGTACGATTCGGTAAAGGACTATGCTACAGAATTACCTGCGGATTGGCTGTTTAATCTTCATACACTTATCCGCATTCCATCCGGAGTGTCGGTAGATGAGCTGCGCAAGGTGGAGATTGAAACGAAAGAACGTCTTGCCAAGAAATTCAAGGAAATGTATTCATGCGAAGTACAGGACAATAAGGATTTCATCCTGGACCGTCTGCCCTCCAAGAAAGCAAATCTTGAACGTATTGCGCAAGCGGATGCCGCCGAAGCTGCACGTATCAAGGCTGATATGGAAGCCCGTCAGCGCAAGGAGGCAGAGGAAAAGGAAGCCGAGCGCAAACGCAAGGAAGAGGAAGAAAAGCAAAAAACTGAAATGGCACGTCAGCAGTCCGAAATGGAAACACTGTTCGGTCAGCAATCCGTCATGCAGCAAGGCTATCAGCCCAAGGTGAAAGTTGCCCAGAAAATCAATCTCCTCAATCCTGAAGGTATCATGCCGATACTCTCCATGTGGTGGAGCAAAGAGGGATGTCAGCTTTCAGTGGATGAACTCTCCAGAATGTTCAAGAAGCAGATTGCATTCTGTGAGAAACTTGCCAAAGAGGGAGTGTTTATCAGTGATGAGAGTGTAGAGTATGTCGAAGATGTAAAAGCCAAGTAATTATGTGCGAAAGCGGATATTACCCACCCGGAGCAGAGTATGACCCGCGTGCCCCGTGGAACGAGAAAGAACCTAATATGGTTAAGTGTGAATCCTGTAACGGCAAAGGTTATCATTGGTATGCCTATAATATCGAAACAGACAAGGAAACAGAATGCACTGAAGAAGCGTGGCTTTGTCTGCCCGAAACAGAAGAAGTGGCCGAAGCCAAGAGACAACACTATTGCCGGGGCGAAAAAGAAGCCTGTGAAGTGTGCGGTGGTATCGGTGAAATTGAATACGAAGAAGACTACGAACCCGATTACGATGACTATTATGAGTAACCCGGATACATATTACAGCAGAAGTGAGGTCAGCAACTCTGACCTCACTGAACTGAAAAACATTCTGCACCCACGTATGCAATACGGAGATAAGGAGGCCGCGTTTCGGTTTGGTTCTCTGGTTGATGCGATTATCACGGAACCGGCTCGGGTGGACTATTATCACCTTACGGTAGATGATGTGCAATATACTGATGACGAGTTCCGTCACGCACAGGAAATGCATAAATCCCTCCGTATGGAGGCACGTAAAGATGTATTTCTCGCCAAGGTTCTTGAATGTGCTGAAACGCAACGGTTCATGGTGGGCAGGTCACAACCATTCACATATTGCGATTTTCAGTTCTCTCTTGATACCCGGTGCAAATGGGATTGGTGGCTCGGTTCGTTTGGTGGAGACCTTAAAACTACATTTGCCTCTACTGAGCAGCAGTTTGAGGAAGCAGTTGATTTCTTCGATTGGGATAGAAGCCGTGCCTGGTATATGGACATCGCTCATTCCGACCATGATTTTATCTACGCTATCAGTAAGAAGAACTGCCGTGTGTTTAAAAAATTCATCAACCGTTACGATGAGGTTTACAGACGTGGACGAGAGAAATATGAAGAACTGGCATTCCAGTTTTGGTGTCTAACCCCTCAAACTTAAACTTATGGATATATTCTGCAAAGTAACCCCTTGCGGTCTTGTGCCGCTCCACAACAGCGACCTTGATTTGAAGAAACGGCTTCGTGTCGGTTCTGTTGTCAGGTGCAAAGTGAGTAACCCTCGAAACTACGAGCATCATAAAAAGTTCTTTGCACTGGTTCGGCTCACGTTCGACAATCTTCCGCTCCCTTTGGTTGAAAAATGGAACATACGCAACGAATACGATATGCTGCGCCGGTTCAAACGTGATTTAGGATATTTCACCAATACAATCAACGAATACGGAGAGCATGAGATAGAATACCTTTCAATTTCTTTTGCCGCTATGGAGCAGCACGAATTTGAGCAGTTCTACAATCAGTGCATCGACCTTCGTGCTGTTCAAGTACATAAAAGGAATAGACAAACAGGATTTAATAACAGAGATAGAGAACTTTAAATAATGAGCAACATACTGAAACATAACCTTCGTGTCGAACCTTACGAGTATCAGCGTGAGGGAATCTGCTTCGGGTTAGAGCATAAGCGCATAATCATCGGTGATGAGCCGGGTTTGGGAAAGACATTGCAGTCTATTGGCATTGTCGATACTGCCAATGCTTATCCCTGCCTTGTCATTTGTCCGTCATCATTGAAAATCAATTGGCAGCGCGAGTTCGAAAAGTTCACGGACAAATCAGCCCTTGTGCTTGACAACAATGTGCGTACAACTTGGGGTTATCTTCTCTCAATGGGAGTTCATCAGGTCGCCATAGTCAATTATGAAAGCCTGCGTAAGTTTTTTGTATGGGACATCCGAGGAGGAAAGCAGTTTCGGTTGAAGGATGTTGTTTTCAATCCGCAGATACAGGCGTTCAAGTCCATAATCATAGATGAAAGCCATCGTGTCAAAGACCCGTCAGCACAACAGACAATCTTCACAAAAGGGTTGTCCGTAGGTAAGGACTGGTGCATTCTCCTGTCAGGTACTCCTGTGGTTAACCGTCCCGAAGATTTAATCGCACAGTTGTCCATCATGAACCGTTTGGGCGAGTTTGGTGGGCGTGCCAAGTTCATTGCTGATTATTGTACCGACCCTAAAGACAAGACTGCCGAACCTGCTGTTCCTCTTTCCGAACTGTCAAGACAGTTATACGATACATGTATGATACGCAGAGAGAAAGCAAAAGTGCTTCCCCAATTGCCTGACAAGACAAGGGTGGATTTGTATATTGAGATTTCAAACGACAAGGAATACAATCTTGCAGCCGAAGACCTTGCCGCTTACTTGCAGGAATACACAGAGTGTACAGATTGGGAAATACGCCGTAAAATGCGCATGGAGGCTCTTGTCAAGTTTATGACCTTGCGCTCTTTGGCCACAAAAGGAAAGATTGCACAGGCGGTTGATTTTATCCGAACATTCCTTGATAGCGGAAAGAAACTCATTGTATTCTGTTCGCTACACGAGGTTGTGGATGAATTGCAAAAGGTATTCCCCCGTGCCGTTACGGTTACAGGGCGTGATAGAGCAGTAAACAAACAGGCTTCGGTTGACGCTTTTCAGAACAATCCCAATGTGCAGCTTATTATCTGTTCCATTAAAGCTGCCGGTGTCGGACTTACGCTGACAGCAGCGTCCGATGTGGCATTCATCGAACTGGCTTGGACGTATGCCGATTGCTGTCAATGCGAAGACCGTGCTCACCGTATCGGGCAGAAAGACAATGTAACCTGTTACTATCTGCTTGGTCGTGGCACTATCGACCATACGATATACCGCCTCATCCATCGCAAAAAATCCATTGCCAACGAGATTATGAATGCTGACGATGAAATCCCAACCGATGAAATGTATTTCAATGAGTTGGTAAAATCATTCTTAAACACTTCGGGGTGATGGATATTTGTAAAACAGATATGCAGAAGATTATCAAGTATCTCGATGACGCTGCCAAGGTATATGACACTCTCCCCGGACAACGCAACACGTGCCGGGCATGGGTTATCAGACAACATATAAAAAAGTTACAAAAGAAATTATTCACTATTAATCAAAAAAGAAATGATAAAGACTGACATCGTTGATTATATCGTCAACAACACGACTTTGAGTCGTTCACAGGCAATTAACGCTACCGACAGCGTGATAGAGGCTATAAGCCATTCACTCATCAAAGGCGAAAGTGTGTTTATCCGTGGTTTCGCTACCATCAAGGCGATTGTTACAGCCCCTAAAAAGGCTCGTAATATCAACAAAGGAACGGCTGTTACTATTCCGGCTCAACATTCCGCTAAACTCGTGTTAAGCAAAGATTTAAAAGAACGTATGAATAAAAAATAATTAGTAGTATGGTAGAAACAAGAAAGAATGAAATACGCTACGTAACTTCCGACCCATCAAAAAAGTTAAATAAATACCTTGCCAAACGAGTTATTAAGACATGGGAGGAGTCTTTTATTGACGAAGGCACTGGCGAAACAGTCAATATTGAACGGAATGAAGTATTGTTTGAGCGTGGCACACTCATAGACCAAGATATTCTTGCGAAAATACGTTTCAGTATGGAAGCTGACGGTATCAAGGAAGTGGAAGTCAGCAATCAGAACAGATTGGCTTTTGAACTTGAAAATAATTTTATGTATCCTTTTATATCTCAAGTTGAGATAGGAGACAAGAAACACAAATTCCTGCTATACGCAACAGGACTTGATAATTCGCTCGATATATTAAAAGACTATATTGAATTGAATTACAAGAACGGATTCAGAATCATAATGGCAAAAGAATTTGATTCTTGTATTATCATTACTGATAACCTGAAAGAGTTTACTGCCGATGATGCTTCCATTGCATATTTAAAAAATGAAATATCAATGGATGAATATGTTGAAAAAGTTGGTACTGAAGAGTGTGAGGAATCCAAGCCGGAAGACAATAAGTTCTACCAAATAGAAACGACCATCACTTTTGATGAAGAACAGCATGAACAAACATTCGTTGTACATACATTCAACGTTGATAGAGCTATGATGCTTATTTCTCATTATCTCAAAGTTAAGGAGGATGAATGTGAAAAGAATGCTATCAAACATGGGCATGTCTATAATAAAAGGGAAATTCATACAGCAATCGAAGCTGTAAAGGCTATTCCTGTGGGGCGTTTTATTCCACGTGAGTTTTCAATGGCATATATGTAAAAATACAGCTATGAAGAAAACAACTTTTGATGAAATGATGTCCCGGATGAAAAAGGAATCCGGGCATCGTAAACGTCCATCGGATGAAGAACATCGCATACAATGCACATGTGTACGGTGGTTTTCCCTCCAATATCCACGACTTGACGGCAGGTTGTTCGCTGTTCCAAACGGTGGCAGACGCGATGCCGTCACGGCAGCAAAACTAAGAGCCGAGGGAGTTGTGGCAGGGGTGGCAGACCTCATCCTGTTAAAGAGCAACCGTGATTACGGAGCATTGCTCATCGAAATGAAAACCATCAAAGGCAGACAGAGCGAGAGCCAAAAGAAATGGCAAAAGACTGTATGCTTCAATGAGGAATACAAATATGTGGTGTGTCGCTCCTTTGACGATTTCAAACGAGAGGTGGACGACTACTTAAAAAACGAATATTAATTGATATGTCGCCTATGGCACGGACTATAAAGAAAGGTCTTGACTATTTCCCGATGGACATAGATATATTCAACGACCTTAAAATAAGGAAACTAATCAAGTATCAAGGTGGAAAATCCATAACGGTATATGCTCTGCTGCTCTGTAATATCTACAAGAATGGGTATTATATGAAGTGGGATAAAGAGTTGCCTTTCATTTGCTCGGAACTGACGGGATTTGAGGAGGCATATATATCGGAAGTAATCAAAACCTGCCTGACACTGGGGTTGTTTTCAAAAGGACTGTTCGATGCGGATGGAGTGCTTACATCAAAAGGTATTCAAGAACGGTATAGTCGTATCTGTATTCAATGCCGCAGGGTATGCGACATTTCTGATTATTGTCTGCTTGAATCGAAAGTGAGAAAGACTCTAAGCAGCAAGGCAAAACAACAGAAACCGAAGAATACTGCTACTGCCCAACAAGACACACAACCCCATTATGAACCATATTCACTAACGCTTGACCAAGAAATTGAAGAACTGAAAGGCGATGAATGTTGGCTTGACCAATTACAGGTCATTCATCACATGGAAATTTCTATGCTCCGCAACAGATTGGATGATTTTCGGGTGCAATGTCTGGCGGATGGAAAAGAGAGAGGACATCAATCATTGCAGGATGCCAAACAGCATTTCAATTCATGGTTACGAATAGTGAATAAAAACAAGACGAAAGATGATAAAGATAGGAGCACAGGACGAAATCAGCGTAGAGGCAATGTTCTCTCGGCTGATGAGCAGAAAACGTACGGCGACTCGTTTTAGACTGCCATATACCGCCAAACAGGTTTATGCAATGCTCTATGCAGCTTGTCAAGTGGAGGTTGTTAATAGGCATCGGGAGTTCGTTGTTACTGACGAATACAAGAAACATCTTTGGGACATTTCACAATGGCTGACATCAAAAGATTCAACATTCGGACTGTTCCTTTGCGGTGGAGCCGGTAATGGAAAGACAACCATTCTCCGTGCCTTGCAAAATCTCACAAACTACTTGCGTAGCGATGAGTCATATACCAGTAGGCAGGATGATTATCCCGCACGTGGCTATACCTTCATCACTGCGAAAGACCTTGTACTGCTTGCCAAGGCATACAACAATCCCACTCGTGAGAACGAGAGTGAGGTGTACCGGTACAAAAAATTACGCAGCATTGAGATACTGGCGATTGATGACCTTGGGCAAGAACCCAAGGAGAGCATTCACTATGGCGACTTCGTTACGGCGGCTATGGATATTATCTCTTATCGTTATGAGGAACAATTCTGCACTTTGGTGTCATCTAATCTTTCTGCTACCGAGATTGCCACTTACTACGATGAACGTATTGCTGACCGATTCCGTGAAATGATGCATATCGTAAATTTCAGTACGGAACAATCATTTAGAAAATTAAAATCAAACAAATAGAAACTATGAACAAAGATTACACTTACTGTTCGGGCGTTACCTGCCCCATACGAAACGAGTGCAAAAGATATTTGCCTGACCCTCCCGATGTACCGCTATGGTGGATACCACCTGCCTACAAAGAGAATCTTAAACAGTGTCCTCACTTTGAAAAGACTTATAGAAATAACAATAGTAAGGTAAGTAATGAAAGTAATCGTAACATTTAGCGGAGGTAAAGATAGTCTTGCATCATTACTCTGGGTACGCAATAATCTGACGAAAGATTTCATCACTGTCTTTTGCGATACAGGTTGGGAACATCCGTTGACCTATAAATACATCGAAGAAATACGGGAGCAACTTGGATTAAATCTCGTTATCGTCAAGTCGAAGAAGTTTAACGGCATGGCAGATTTGACGAAAAAGAAATCACGTTGGCCGTCTTCACAACGGAGGTTCTGCACATCAGAACTGAAAACCATTCCGATGATTGACTACATACTCGATGAGGTGAACGATGACATTCTGATGATACAGGGCATACGTGCAGCAGAAAGTGCCAAACGTGCTGAAATGTCAAAGCAATGCACGTACTTCAAATATTATGTTCAGCCATACGGTAAGGACAAACACGGAAAAGATAAATTCCACACCTACCGCCGTAAAGATGTATTGGCATTCCGGGAGAAACATTCAGATGACCTGTTGCGCCCGGTATTCGATTGGTCGGCACAGCAAGTGATTGACTATATACTTGAAAATGGAGTACAGCCCAATCCGCTTTATCGGATGGGGTACAAGCGTGTAGGCTGTTATCCTTGCGTGATGGCTTCGCAACAGGACATTTACAATATCAGTGTTCAAGACCCAGACAGAATAAATCACATTGCAAACCTCGAACAACAATTCAACAGTAGTTTTTTGGACCCGATAAAATTTCATCGAAGCATTATAAGGGTAGCTATCCACTGATTGGTGATGTTGTCCGATATGTACAAGGTAAACATTCCATGGGGTCGTTATTCGAGGATGACGATGTGGCAACAAGCTGCATGAGTTATTACGGATTATGTGAATGATAAAGGAAGACTTATGAACAGGAAAGAAATCATACGAACCATCAGAGCCTTTAAGAAGATTCTGAAAAAGGCGTCCCTCCAAACCGTATGTAAGTGCAGTTTTTGGGATATTCATGAAAAGCGATATACAGCCCATGAAATAGCCGCTCGTTTTTTACGGATGAAAGGCTATGCTGTGCGAATTGAGATAGATGATAACGTGAGAAATCCCTCTTATTGTTTCGGATACATTCGCTTCTATCGCTATGTAACAATCAGTTTAAACTAATAATCAAGACAAGAACAATGGAGTTTAAATCAAAAATATGTACAAATCGTGAGCAGTCTAAAAGGTTGCTTGCTTTGGGCTTGAAGCCCGAAACAGCAGATATGGTATATCATTATACAAAGAGTAGAGTTCCTGCATTGGAATGGGAGTTGCAAACCAAGCCGCCAACATCAAGAGGTAAGTTTTGGACACCCCAAAGAATAGCAAAGTTAGCATTTCCTTTTCATAAGCATCCAGATGGAACATCGATGACCGGTGAAGAGGTGTTCGATGAATTGTGGGGAAAGGATGTTCCTGCCTGGAGCCTTAGCCGTTTGTTGGAATTGATTCCTAAATGCATCAAACAAAGTAACAGACCAAATGCCGACTTAAAAATAGACACCGATAATCAATATTGGTTCATTAGCTATGAAGAGCTTGGATTTGACATAAAACACCAAATAATGAACTCTGATTTATTTGAATCCATTATTTCCATGATTGATTGGCTGATTGACAACGGACACTTTAATAAAGATTATTTATTATGAACTTATTATACATTGACTTGTTTTGTGGTGCAGGAGGAACATCTACGGGTGTCAATTCTGCACGAATATCTGGCGAACAATGTGCTACTGTTATTGCCTGTGTTAATCACGACAAGAACGCTATTGCTTCACACGCTGCCAATCACCCCGAAGCGATGCACTTTACGGAGGATATTCGTACTCTCGAACTATCGCCACTTGTAAAGCATCTGCAAAGCTGTCGCAGTCAGTATCCCGATGCGTTGGTCGTTCTATGGGCATCGTTGGAGTGTACTAATTTCAGTAAGGCGAAGGGCGGTATGCCTCGTGATGCAGATAGCCGCACACTCGCAGAACACCTTTTCCGTTATATCGAGGCTATCAATCCCGATTATATTCAGATAGAGAATGTAGAGGAGTTTATGTCGTGGGGCGATGTGGACGAAAACGGCAAGCCTGTTTCAATGGATAAGGGCAAGAGTTACACACGTTGGGTACGCAATGTGAAGAAGTACGGCTATAACTTTGATTTCCGCATACTCAATGCTGCCGATTATGGTGCGTACACCTCACGCAAACGATTCTTTGGTATCTTTGCCAAGAAAGGTTTGCCTATCACGTTCCCCGAAGCCACACACAGCAAGGAGGGTGCAACATCGCTCTTTGGCTCATTAGAAAAGTGGAGACCTGTACGTGAGTGCCTTGACTTCGATGATGAGGGAGATAGCATATTTGGACGTAAGAAACCGCTTGTTGAGGCTACATTGGAGCGCATATATGCTGGGTTGATAAAGTTTGTTGCAGGTGGCAAAGATGCGTTTCTTGTCAAGTACAATTCCGTTAATAAAAAGACAGGAAAGCATATACCTCCGTCCATTGATGAACCTTGCCCTACTGTTGCTACACAAAATCGCCTCGGATTGGCAAAGGTTACGTTCCTGTCAAAACAGTTCAGCGGCGACCCGATGAGCAAGAATGTGTCTGTTGATGCTCCTGCAGGAACAATTACCTGCAAAGACCACCACGCATTTATATCAGCGTATTATGGTAATGGGCATAACCATTCTGTTGATGATGCTTCACCGACGCTAACAACAAAGGACCGACTTTCTCTTATACAGACAGAGCGGTTTATTGATATGCAGTACGGCAACGGCAAAGCCTCATCAGTAGAAGACCCTGCCAATACAGTAACTACAAATCCGAAGTTCAACCTTGTGTCTGTTAAGAGGCATTATCTTCTAAACCCACAATACAAGTCAGCAGGAGGCTCTGTCGATAAACCATGCTTCACGCTCATCGCTCGAATGGATAAAATGCCACCATATTTGATTGCTACGGAGAGTGGCGATGTAGATGTGATAGTGTATGACACCGACAGCCCAATGACAGCTAAAATAAAGGAATTTATGGCACTATACGGTATTATAGACATAAAGATGCGTATGCTCAAAGTTCCCGAACTTAAAAAGATTATGGGATTCCCCGAAAATTATGTGTTGGTAGGGACACAAGCGGAGCAAAAGAAATACATCGGCAATGCTGTTGAGGTTACTATCGCACGTCGTTGGTGTGAGTCCCTTTGTGCAAAACTCAAAGAACATTTCAAAAAAGCCGCTTGATATGGACGCTAAAACATTCTTCACGAAGGTTGCCCTTATGCGTAAGGCTCAAAAGGAGTATTTCAAGACACGAAACCAAACAGCCCTACGGAATAGCAAGGCTCTCGAAGCCGAGATTGACAAAGAGATTGAGCGTGTGAATAACATTATTGGTATAAAACAGCCCAAGCAGACTAAATTATTCAATGATTAAAATCGAAAAGTTATGTATTCTACAGTATTAAAAGAAATTATGGCATTTTTACTCGGACGAAAGTATTATGCAAATATAATAGCAACAAGAGGTACAACGAAACAAGAAATTTGTTCCTACATCTTCGCTACAAAAGAAGCCGCTGAGCGGCATCGGGATGAAATTGAAACAACTCTGTCATTCCGGTATATCGAAACTATTTCGTTCCGTTCCCGAAAAGTCAGTTTGGAAGCGACAGTTAAAAGTTAAACCATCCGTGCACCCGTTCACTATTTATCTTTGAGCTATGATTTTCAAGAAAGTAAAAAAATGGTGGCAGTCACTTCGGTACTACGTCATTGCCGACCCTGCCGACAACTCTGTAACACTCTCAAAAGTGTTGTTCAATCATATCAAGAACGAAGCCTTTGGGAGTGATGAGGCTCGCGTGTTTGTGTTTAAAATTACGGATTCAGGATGCTTCGGGTTCATGACAAACCCAAGCATCGAGCAACCTACGCAAATGTGCAATATTCAGTACAATGGGAAATACCGTTGTATCGGTTTTGAAACACTCTGTCCGTCTGTTGGGCAAATCTTATATACATACGGATTAAATGCTTCACAGTGTGTCAAATTATCCGTTTCCGTATGCCGTACAGGGCAGGGTAAAGTTTACTATCAAATAGAACGACCCCATGCAAAGCATATTAGGAAATACACGAAAGGCTGATATTACTTTCCACGACAATGGACGTATCAATATATCTGCCAGAGTGTCCAAGTTATTGGAATTGTCACATGGTGATGTAATTGATATAATGGACGGACAGGGTGAAATATATCTGTATGTCAAGCACCGTGTGCCGGTTGTCGGTAGGCACGAGGGGATGGTATTCCGTTCCAATAAGAACGGAAATCATTGTATAGCCTCATCCGTGATGCTCTGCCGTTACATAATTACAAGGTGCGGAGGAAGTGGAAAGGTACGGTTGTGTTGTGGGACTCCTGTAGAATTGCAACACTACGGGAAAGCATTGCCGATTATAATTAAATACATATTGTGATATGATTAAAGAGATTAAATACAATGGTTATACCGCCAATCCGTCCGACTACGCATGTCCGGACGGAGATTTGGCAACATCAATAGGCGTTATTCCCGAAGATGGTTCACTTAAATATATATTGCCACCATCTGAGGTGTTCCGGCTTGAAAGTGGGGCATCTGTCATGTATATCCATGAAACGGCAAACATAAAACATTACATCATCTTCAAAAACAATGCGATTAGTTGGTGGGACGGCACAGATGAGCATGAACAGGTATCTCTTCGTACATTCAAAGAGATATACCAAATAAATGCCATTGGAAACACACTTCTCGTTTTGTCGGAAGATGGTATGCATTATTTCCTATGGAAAGGAAATGACGATGGGTATTTGTACCTCGGTACTAAAATTCCCGAATGCCCTTTGTCATTTGGTTTGCAAGGGGAAATGGTTCGCACGGATGAGTTCTCCATATCATTTAATGCCATTAACGAAGGTAGTATTTGGAATGAATTTTCAGATAGTAATAAAACACGAATAACAGACCAAGTACTTGCACATGTAAACAAGTTTATTGCAGAGAGGTCAACCAATAAAGGAAAATTCCTTTTCCCGTTCTTTGTCCGATACGCCTATCGCCTATACGATGGAACTTTGACAATGCATTCTGCCCCTATTCTGATGATTGCTTCATCTGACCTCGCACCGCAGGTTTTTTGGACGCACCTAACAGGAAAGGGGAAATATACGGATGCACAGCTGCGTGTATGCGGAATGCTACACGACCTTGACTATGCAGTCATTCATAATTCACGGCTTGAAATGATTAAGAATTGGAGAGATATTGTTCGCTCGGTAGATGTTTTTGTTTCAAAACCGATTTATACATACGACCAAAACGGGAAATGCACACGGTTTGCTCAATCAGAAAGTTATAATTCTTATTGCGTATGCAAGCATACCAATCAGGCTGCATCAACTTCAAAATACCCTCTTCGTTATCAGCGTCATACATTCAATAAGCTGTATGCTTTTACTTTTGACCCGAACGGATTGACATATCCTGCCGGACGTTTGATGATTCCTCGTAGGAGCATTGATGATGTCAAAGAGGATATTCGCTCCACATCACAGTTCTATTTACTTGAGAGTATTCCTGTAGAGCAGCTTACAACGGCACGGACAAAATTGGTTGTTGAGGAAGACTATTTGCAGTCACTTGTCACTCGTGAGGTTATGACGGACGATTATGATAGCCATGATAAATTGTTGCCTAATTATTCATTTGTGTATAACTCAAGGCTCAATCTTGCCAATATCAGGAAAGAACTATATGACTTATATAATATTGGGGCAATGATACCATATACCAATGGTTATGTCGCAATCTGGAATGGAATGCCACCTACTCAAATGGATGGGACGATGGGGGCGACCGTTTACTTTTACATAAAGCAGGATGGCCGGGACATTGTGGTTAGTGGAGAATCATATCAGGTTTCATTTTATAGTCCTCCTTTCTTATTTTTGTTCTATCCCAATATAAACGCATATAAAGCAGTCATTGTAACTCATTATGGCGTTCCTATGTATTATGAGGTCACGTTGGAACAACATAAATTCCTCAATGGTTCTTTCTATTTTGCCGGTTGGGAAAATCCGAAAGAAGGTAGTAGCAGCTATCCTACTACAAGCCCATTGGCGGAAAGAATAATTGATTTGCCCAACAAAATATATACATCGGAAGTGAACAACCCGTTTCATTTTCCGGTACTCGGCATCAATACGGTTGGAACAGGAACTATTCTCGGCATTTGCGCTGCTGTGAAAGCATTGTCTGAGGGTCAGTTTGGACAGTTTCCTCTTTATGCCTTTACTACGGAAGGAGTATGGGCATTGGAAGTGTCTGCTACAGGAACATACTCTGCCAAACAACCGATTACTCGTGATGTGGTCATTAATCCCGACAGCATTACCCAGATTGACACTGCCGTCCTGTTTGCTACCGATAGAGGTATTATGCACATCAGCGGCTCGTCCACACAATGTATATCCGACATCCTGAATACGGAGGATTTATTCAGCATTGCCGACCTGCCTAAGTCTGATGCGTTGATAAACATCTTCAACGAAAAATCCAATGAAAGCGAAAAGATTACACTCGCAGACATCACGCTGTTGCCGTTCAACGAATTTCTACGAGGTTGCCGTATGGTGTATGACTATACCCACCAACACATCATCGTATATAACAGTGCAGTGCGTTATGCTTATGTTTTCTCTTTGAAGTCGAAATTGTGGGGTATGATGTATTCCGATATTGTGGCAAATGTCAATTCCTATCCCGAAGCCTTTGCCATGGCGGAAGGTTCGAGATTGGTCGATTTCTCCAAGTCCGATGCAGAGAATATAACAGCTCTCATTATTACTCGTCCGTTCAAGATGGACGCACCCGATTCGTTCAAGACTATAAATACGATTATACAGCGTGGTATGTTCCACTCGACCCATATCCGGCAGGTGCTGTATGGTTCAAACGACCTCATGCATTGGCACGTTGTATGGAGCAGCGTGGATAAAAATATGCGAGGCTTCCGGGGGACACCCTATAAAGCCTACCGTCTTGCTCTTGTCTGCCGTTTTGATAAAGCGGAAAGCATATACGGATGTACCGTGGCGTTCGAGCCGCGTATGACAAACCAAGTACGATAGTTTTCAGGTAAAACAGATTGTTTATAAAGGAGAAAGAGCCGGGATGCGTGATGCACCTCGGCTCTTGTCTATTAAAACGGCTTGCATTTCCGTCTTATCTTGCCTTTCCTTGATACAAGCGATGTCTGTATCTTGCTTTTCAGTTCTTTGAATTTTCCCTCCCAATTCGCCTGACTACCTGGATTGGTGATGCTCATCCAATCGGCAAGCACCCTGCATACAAGATATTCATGTATCAGATGATTTAGTAACTGCACGGTCGTCATTGAAAAGCCAACCGGCAAATTCAGTACAATATCGTATGCTTCAGGAGCAGTCAGTACATTATCGAAATTTTCTTGCGTCTCGCCTATTTCCGTTTTTGTATAGGGAAAAAGCATTTCCACACATTCGGCATGGGCAAGATTCAGTACCCTTGTTACCCGGTCGATATTTCCTTTCTGACCGATGTCGAATACCTGATGCCGGGCGTGTACATCGTCTGTTTTCATGATGTCGCCCTCAACAAACGAATAGTTCTCGGCATCATATATCAGTTCCGACCGTTTGAATGTCAGCGTTACAGATTTACTCTGTAGCTGATTATCACTACAGCAATACATTATCAACTATATGTAGGGCGTTCAGGGCGACTGCGTTTATACAAAGCACGCTTCACATTCTCTAACGATACTCCTGAATGGGAAATATAGGTTTCTGCATCCTCCTTGTTTGTAATGGCGAACCAATCTCCAAGAGCCATGTCCACAAGGTAAGAATGTATGCCGTTTCCCAATGCGTCTGCCGATGAGTTGTTGTAGTTGCTTGGCAGCTCAAACGAAAGTTCAAGCACTCCGTCATTGTCAATCTGTTCGGCAATTAGGTTATCGCTCGTGGTTTTGTCTTCCGACAGATACTCTCCGAGCAGACTTTTCAAAGCCGAGAAAGCGTTGGCCAAGGAACGGCGGATTTGGTAGCTATTCTCATCATCATCACTTGCTTGCATGTTCGAGGCAGCTTCGTATGTCTTTTTGCCTTCTGCCTCTCGTGCCTGTCCTGTCAAGTATGCCTTATTCTGAATGTCATAGATAAGTTCTTTAACTTGTTGCGTGACGGTCAATGTCTTTTTATTCTCTGCCATAATACATTTATTTAATTGTTACTCGTATCGTATGTAGGGCGCATTGGCTTTTTCTTGAAAAACGCTTTGCGCATGATGTCTTCCAAATAGGTGGCGGCTTCCGAAGCATATCCGGTTGCTTCACTCTTGTTGGTAAATGTGTACCATTTGGCCGTAATGTTCATCACGAAGAATGATAATAGGCTGCGTTGCATACTGGCAGTCAGACTGTCATCGAATGCTGTTGATAGACCTAATGTCAAAGAATACTCACCGTTCGTTTCTTCCTCCGATATAAGTACCTTTTTCAAACTGTTGCAAACCATATTCTTGCACTCGTTCCAAAAGCGTTCAAGGATGGATTTATCCTCTTCGGTGGTTGAAATGGTCTCGTAGGCATGTTCATCGTCCATCTTTGCCCCTGTGTATTCCGTAGTCTTTGCCACTTCCTCATACACGGTTTCTTTATTTATTGTCAATACTATTTCCATATTCAAAAACTAAATAGATTATATGATATACCTACACCAACGTAGGGGGCGAACTGTGGCGTTCCTCTCAAAGTCATCCCGTAGCCCACCTGTATGCCGATGCTCCATCGCTTTGTCTTCGGGCGTTTGGTTATGGTCATGGTTTCGTGCGGCATACGTAATATCAGGCTGTCAAGACTTGCATTGTACCCGCTCACGTATGCTGTATAGGTGTCGCCCTCATATTTGGTTTGCGTGATGGGTACCTGCACCTCTACACTGTCGGCTGAAATCTTTTCGCCCATATCCTCGAAATGGTCTTTGTTTAGGAAATTCACTTCCTCATCATCGGGAACGCTTTTGCAGAAATTTTGTACACTATCCTGCAATATTTGGGGCTTTTCGGGAAATTTCTGTACGCTTTTTGGCAATTTAGGAACGCTTACAGGCAATTTTGCCGTAATGCTACCAAGCGGCTTTTCTTCTTTCGGGGCAGGTTGGTGGTAAGCGATAGTATCAAATATCGTTACCCTCATCGTGTCCGGCACAGGCGTTCCGCTTTTGTCGCCGATGATACCCCTGCCGCCGTTCCACAGAACAGAGCCGATAAGCAGCACCAACAGCACGCACAACAATATGTTTTTAGTCCTTTCCATACTTGTAATCCCAATCCATCAATGCTGCAACGTGAGTTCGCACAATAGCATCACGCCCCTTGTCTGAAGTAAGGTAAGCTACATCCTGTTCATTGTCCATGAAAAAGTTTTCCGTAAGGACGGCGGGGCATTTTGTTTTGCGTAGGATATAGAAAGCCTCTTCCCAGTCAGGGTCACCGTCCGATAAATCCTTACGGATTGTAAGTCCGGCAAAATTCTTTTCCGCTTCGGCATACAGCATGGTGGCAAGTTCATCGCTCTTGGTTTTGCCTTTGCTTGTGTAGGCACTCCAACCACGAGCCTTTCCCCATTCACCGTTTTTCGATGCGTTGCAATGAATGGAAACAAGCACCACATTCTCTGCGCCAAAACGTCCGCAAATCTCATTCACACGCCTTACTCGTTCTTCAAGGGGTATGTCTTCGCTTTCGGTTACAATGCGTTCCGCATCAATGCCCAAAAATTTCAACTCTCCCTCGATGCTTTTTGCTATTTCTCGTGCGTAGCTGTATTCTCTGAACTTACCGTCAGGACTACGCTTTCCCGTAGTATTCTCGCCATGTCCGTTGTCAATCAATATCTTCATGCTTGGTAATTTATTGGGTTAGTATTCGCTTGGTGGAATCCTGTCTGCACAACCGTGTTTGTTGCATTTTCTAAATTCCAGTGCCTGATTCTGAACGGCAAGCTCGCTGTTCTTTTCGCTTAGTTCGCGGATAGTGTCGCGATATTTGGTTATCTCAGTATAAAGGTGGTCAATCTTTGCGTCCAGTTCGGCAACCCGCTTTTCTTTCTTCTCGTACAATTCTTTCCACTCCGCAGCATAAGCTGTGATGTTGTCTGCCTCGGTTTTTTTCGCCTCGGCATCTGCTTTTTTTGTCTTGCTTTTAATCAATAGTAAGGGCAATATCACTAACGTGATGAGAGAACCGATAACTTGTATAATCGTGCTTAATTGCTCCATATCAAAGTTCCTCCAATTAAACATCCCAAGCAAACCCCGGCTATCGTTAAACCGAAATCAATCCAATCCCATTTGCTGCCATGCGCCTTGTCTTTGTACTCTAATGCAGTTGCTGCCAATACTCCGGCATACATTGCAGTAAACCAACCGAATGCAAAAATGCCGATAATCAGTCCTCCAATGAGGTGTTTCCATCTGTTGCTCATTCCGAGCCAATCAATAAACTTTTTCATTGTCATCGCTATTTTAAATTAAACATAGTCCAATCCACACTGTCTTTTTCCCTCCATCCGTCCTGAACGGTCTTTATCACATAGGCACACACCGATTGGGAGAACGCAATAAAATCATCTGCATTCTCGAAAGTATGATAGATGGGCGTGCCATCTTCCTGTTCGTTGATTTTTAGGGTAAGCGGATAAGGGATGTTCTCACTACGCTCTATAGCGGAAAAGTTCAGTTGGTTCTCGGTAGAAAGGTATATCTGCTTCTTGTTCCAGACAAAACCGTTTATAATCTTCTCCTCCGTTGTCTTGTTTATAGCGGACACAACAATCTCCTTGACCTCGGAAAGTGTAGGCTTGCGGTTGAATGTATGCCTGTATTCCCAACCGCTTTCACTCTTTTCATCGTCTTTCCAAAAGCCAAAAAACAATATCCACTTGGAGCGTCCTGTACGCACAAGACAATCCTGCCGCTGCTTTGTGCCGTAAATCTTTTCCATTTTTGTGAGTTTTGATTTCAGGCAAAAATAGCGGAATCCAAGTGGATTAATATGTTATCCTTTTACCGTCAGGTAAAATTGTATTTTCTCTTTCCTCCGTCAAATACCTCGCATTTGAGAACCGTTTCAAATGGGAAACCATCTTCAATGTCGCTGATTTGGTCAAGAATGCCTTTCATCTCAACAGAAGCTGTAAAGAACTTTCCCCATTCTTGGGTTGTAGGATTGCGGAAAGATACAAGATAACGGTCTTCTCCTTCTTTGGTATCTATACCCGTTTCAAAATCATGTATCTCAATTGGTATATTTACGATGTCACTCAATCTCATTACTTTGCCGGGAAAGCGTTTCTTTCCGTCAGCAGGAGTATATGTAACTCCCATTTCTGAAAATTTCTTCATTTTCTTGTTTGTAAGTATATAAAACAAATGTTTGCAATCAGCATGGCAAGCCATTCCTTTGAATGAGCCTATGATTTCCTGCCTCCTTTTGCGTGATTTGACTTTGGCAAGATTCCTGGCAGCATTCTGTTTCGTCCGTTTCCTTAGCAAGGAATAGTCACCGAAATTCACATAACCCAAAGCATCCATGCCGGATGAAATGGGGGCGACTTTCTCGCTGGGCTTGATGGTCAGTCCAAGTTTGGCACTTTCTTCATGTAGGCAATTCCTTAGTCTCCACAACTCCTTTTTGCTCTCGCCGAGGATAAAGGTGTCATCACAAAAACGGAAATAATATGCCGCACCGTGCTGTTCTATCATCGCATGGTCGAGGTCATTTAGATACAGGTTGCCGAAAAACTGGGAGGAACGAAGTCCCTTGCTGATACCGGCGTCCGCATCGGGATATAATACTTTGACAAAATTCTCCAATATCGGCAGCAAAATCGGGTCGGCAATGTATTTTCTGATTTTGTCTATCAATATGCTATGAACGATATGGTCATAGTAGCCTTGATAGTCTGATTGATAGAAGTATTTCAGGTTTGGATTTGCTTTCATTGCGGCTTGAATGGCATGAAACAAACCTTGCGGCCCTCTTCCCTTGATGGAAGCTGCAGTTGTCTCTATCAGAATGGAAGTAAGTTTTTCCTCTATGATTTCCATAATGGCATTACTGCCCATCCTTTCAAAGACAGCAGGGGCTTGGACTGTCCGTATTTTAGGACCGTCTTTCGTTTCAAAGGATTTTAGCGTGTTGACTCGGAAAATTCCATTTCCTATCTGTTCTTTCATTTTTGCAAGTATGGTATCTCGATTGAGTACATATCGTACTTGGCGTGCTGTGTACTTCTTTCCATCAATTAAGACAGAGTTCCTTTTTTCTGCTTCGGTAGAGGATTGGCTGAGGTTTGACAGCACACGCTTGAATGACGACAATAGGTTTTCTTCCGTTATTATTTCGGGGATGAGGTTGTATAAAGGATAACTGACCGAAGGTGTTCCCCCGGTCAGTCCTATAAAATTGTCCGTATCATCATAGACCGCCTTCCGGTCCCGTGAGGAGGATATGAAACCCTCCTCACTTGTGGTTAAAGATATGTTCCGGCTTTCCATAAATAATATATTATAATGCTTTTGCCGAGGCGCGAACCCCTCGGAGAATATAATTGCCCAACTCGTAGGCGTATAGGGTCTCCGATTAGTTAACCATCAGAATTTGAGCCGACCACCGCAGCTCGCGTACGAGAACGAAGATGCGAAGTCCGCGCTCGCATAAGCGAGACCGGAGTGCGCATTCGAGAAGTTGCCAGACCGAAGAACACAGCGGCGCGCGGGGTTGTCTGCCTTTATGTATCAAATGGCGAATTTCCCTAAACCTACTATTTCAAGGTTGATACTCATTCCCATTGCACGAAATACTTTTCTGATTGTCTGTATGGTAAGATTGCTTCCTTTCTCAATGCGAGAAATCTGCGCTTTCTTAACTCCAATCATTTCGCCAAGCTGTTCCTGAGTGATGTTTCTTGATTCACGGGCTTGTTTGATTGCCTCACCAATCAAGAACGCATCAACCTTTGCTTCATATTCGTCACGTCTTGGAGTTCCTTTAACCCCAATTACGCTGTCCAGCATTTCTTCGTGAGTGTAAAGTTTCATATCTTCTGCTTTTTATCGTTAAAATACTGTTTTCTAATATTCTCTGCCTTATCAATTTCTTTTGATGGGGTCTTCTGCGTTTTCTTTATAAAGCCGTGAGTGGCAATTACCAAAGTGTCCTCTTCTGTATCCCAAAATGCCAAAAGCCGATAACAGATGCCATTGTAAAGCGTTCTGAACTCCCAAATATCCGTACCTTCCAATTTCTTAAAAAGTTCTTTGTCTATGACAACTCTGCTTTTGAAGATATTATAAGCGATTTTATCTTGTACCTTCTCTGGCAAAGAATGGATAAATTCATAAGCTTCTTCTGTATAAACTATTTTGAATCTCGTTTCCATTATTAACTTGATTTCCTTTTGCAAAGGTAATAAATAGTTTACATATAAAGAAACTTTTTGCTGCCTTTTTACATGAATGATTTATAATCGACTCGCTTCGCGAGAATAAAGAAAGAGGGAGCAGCCTTACGGCTCTCCCTCTGACGCTTTTTACAAACTCACGAGTTCCGCTCTATTCTATAATGACGAATTTTCCGCGGAAGGCGAGCCGACCACCGCAGCTCGCGTACGAGAACGAAGATGCGAAGTCCGCGCTCGCATAAGCGAGACCGGAGTGCGCATTCGAGAAGTTGCCAGACCGAAGAACACAGCGGCCTCTACTACCACTCATCCAGAAACCGGCAGCATAATGGGTTACATACATGCTTGTGTCTGTCTTGTGAACTCGACTCGGAAGGACATCACATTTCGCTCCATGTACGATACGCACAACACAATTCCCGTTGGATGATTCAACCGTTTTGACTGTGCGCTCCGTTTTTGTAACAGGGTCGTAAATATGAGCGGTGTAATCAATCGGATATGAACTGTCATTCTCCGTACATTTGGCTTTATAAAAATCTTCATAAGTCGGGACATTGAACGCAATGTAGTCCATCCATTCGGAATCACAGCCTACATAGTGCTTTAATCCCAAAATGGAGTTAAGGTTGTTCCCTACATTATAGGAATCTCCCATACCAACGTTATCCTGTTTGTTCAGGATAGCGTCATGCACACCGTTGCCGACTACCGACTGTTCATTGGTCGTCCCATTCAACGCCCACCACAAGTTACTGACTTCTTTGTGCTGCTCGTAGTCCTGCAACTGGTAGCCCGGTCCTCTCATGCGGCAGATATTCTGAAAGTCCTTGGCAGTGTAGTTCAATGTGCCGATTGGCATTTCAAGCGGATTGCCCTCACTGTCATATTTCCATTCATTTGAGGTTACGGATGTTCCGTTACCTTTCTTTGAACGTACATCGCCGGATAGGCTTCTCGGCATCTTCAAGCCGTCTATGGTGATTGGATAGACACCGATAAGGCTGTCATTGTCGCCTACGGTATGCTCTGTCCATTCAGGTTCTATGGCTTCGATGTTGTCACTATCCACAGTCAGGCACTCAATGTCCCCGATGTCACGGAAAGAGGTGAAGTAAAACCACTTTGCACCGCTTGGCACATCGCAGAAGATGTAATCTCCAATGGAGAAGTCAAAATAAGTGTGGCTGACAGACATGATGAATATGCTTATCGCTCGGTTGTTCTCGTCCGTGAAGACACCTCCGAGGCGCGCATGATTCAATCCCGGCCATCTTACCTGCTTCATGCCTTTCACATCCATCCTGTAACTGTTGGTGTTGGATGCGGTGGCTATCACATCCTCACCAAGAATTTCACCGATAACGGCATCATTCGCATAAACACCGGTATTTTCCCGGTATAGCAGCTCTGACAGCTTCGCCTTTTTGCTATGCAACGCAGTTGAAAGCGGTTCGGATTCAGTAACGGACGGAATGTAATATTTCGCCTGGTTCTTGTAGTCATTCACTCCCTTGTACCAATGATGAGGGGCGTGCCAAAATATGTCAAAGCCCTCTCCTGCAGAATCGGACACATCAAAACTGCTTCCATCTTTTAGGTAGTTGAAATCCGTATCGCTTACCTGTACGCCTTCCATTTGGTTCTTCTTGGTGTTGTAAGAACATTTATAGGCATGGCATCCTTTCTGTATGGCAAGCATATGTCCGCTCGGAATGTAGGTATTCCCATAATCCGCCCCGGTCTTGTTTTCCGGATTGCTGTACCTTTCACAAGAATCACTCTCCACAACATCGCTGATTTTTACGATGGAGAATTGAGAGTTGTGAAGTTCAAGTTGGGGAAAATAGGCAGCAAACGCATTTATTTCGTCTGTTTCCACAAGTTCGCTCAATATCCAACGGCCGGTAATACCGCTGCACTGTTCCTTTTCATCGTAAGCATTTCCGTTTGCATCAAGTCCGATAGCACCGCTTTCCTTAATGGAACGCAACAGTCCGACACTGGCGGTTGCATTCACATTGGGAATCCGGACGGTCTTTAGCGCACTCGCATTGACTATCTGTTCCAATAGCGTCATGGCATCTACATACGGACACTCATTGACAAATATCTTTGTTATCTTGGCTACACCACCGAGCGTCAGTCCACCGGGATAGGTAAGGTTGGGCAGGTTGTTCAGCACGAGTTCCGTTATTGTTTCCGGAAGCGTAAGTTTGTCTATCGGCGATGTTTCAGCCAGTGTGATGGCAGAAAGTCCCGTATTGTCGGCATATACGGAAACCAGACGCGGACACTTCGATGCGTTGACGGTCTGCACTTCTGTGTTGCGCACATCAAGAATGCGCAAGAACGGCATATCACCCAAATCAAGGTTGGTCATATAGCCTGTGTTACCGGGCGACATCGTCCAATTGCCATGAGACTCTCCACCCACATACAATTCCTGCAACAACGACATCTTGGGCAATGTGTTTCCAAATTGGGGGTCGATACTGATTTCACTCAAATCAAGCATACTCATTCGGTCTGCCTGATAGATGTATAGCATAATGTTTTCTCCGTGTTGAAAGTTTGTGAAAACACCTTCTTCTCCGGCTTTAAGGTAAATGCCTTCCGTGATATTTCCGCTGTCGTTACCAATGCCAAAATATCCGCTCTTTGCTGCCTTGAAGCGGATGACGGCACCTTCTTTTGCACCGATACGTCCACCGATATAACCACTCTCCGCCTTGAAGTCGCCGCAGCGGTAGTAGCCGTCACGGATGCGCCAACGTTGTTCAATAAATGCCGGTAGTGAGGTTAGACCCAAGCCTTGCAGGGCATAGAAATAAAGGTCGCTGTACCCTGTATATTTAATATACTTGCGTTCTCCGTCATAGCTTGATACCACTTTCTGCCATTTCTTCAGGCGTTCTGTCACGAAATAGTGCATAGCCCCTTTAGGAGAGAAAGGACCCGCGCCTATACCGAGCGTGTCAGGCAGGGAGCGCATGGTGTCGGCTATGGCCGGCAAGGTAATGGTATTGCCGTTTTGGTCAACTTCCATTGTCTGCTGTCCTCTTATATCGTTCCATAGCACAGAACCTCGTCCTGCGTATGCACTGTTTGTCAAATCGCCGGGGTCAACTTCCGGGTCAATGGTTTGTCCACCGTCATTATCCTTTCCGTTGCAGGTGTCGCAATCATATACCTTGTTGCAGTACATTCGTCTTGCCTCCATACCGTTTGCTCCACTATATATACCGTCTTTCACGCTGCATCCGTCCTCCAAGAAGAACATGGGCTGCATATTCTTTGCTTGTTGGTCAACAGCGGCAATGTAGTCGGTAAACAGGTAGTATGATACCAACGAATAAGGACTGATGTATTTCCACATTTGCGTCTTCCATATCTCCTGCCATTTCCCTGCAAGTTCTTTCTTGGCATAGTCGCAGCTGTCGCAGAATTTAAGTACTTGGTACAGGTCGAACGGTACTTTCCGTCCCATGGCCAGGTCTATCTGCAACTGGTCATCGTCAATCATACACTCGAAGTAACGTGTCCACATCGGGTAGGTTTCCTGTCCGAGTTTCAGTTTGGTAACCCAAGAGGCCTCGGCGGTGGTCGGCTCCATCATGTCGGCAACACTTCCCACTCCCTGCCACCAGTTCATGGCATCATAGGTCAGAAGTTCGTAACCACTCACGGGGTTAAGTACTTTCCCGGTAATCTGCCATTTGCCACCAACCTGTTTCATTTCTCCGGTTTGTGCAGTCCATTCACCTCTCTCATATGCCATAAAGCGATAATCCTGTCCGCAATACAATGATAAAAGATATAGTTTATCCTTATTTGTTGTTCCATCATTCTTGAAACGAGTTTCTATCTGGTCAAGATTCTCTTCTTCTTTACCAAAGTATTCTACAAAGTCTCCATAATTGATGCAACCTTTATTGTATCCGGGAGTATCTTTAAAACCAAGCGCAACCTGCTCGCCTTTGTCTTCTTTCCAGTTTCCTTTGGCGTGAAACCATGCATCGGTAAGGCTTTCTTGTGTCGCACGGAATGCGGCAATGGGATGATTGGCTGTCGAATGGTTCATCTGCAATCCTTTCAACGAGACATCGCTTTTTGTCCAAGTGCCGTCAAATGCACGCTGTGCCGGAGTAAGGTAATCACTTCCAAGAGCACGGAAAGTGGCATTCATCAGGTCGCATACACCGCAGTCGTTTGCCCCGGAACTGTCAGAATAGTCCACCTTTACTGTGATAATCTTCACAGGAATAGTATTTTCTCCTACACGCACATAGCCTATTTTCATAAGTTCGTATGAAATTCGGGCATCTTCGTTGTCATAGCCCGGGTAGATAGGTGTAACTTCCCAACCTTCATTTTTCTGAAGATAGAAGCGGTCGTTCTTGATAGGACGCTTTGCCGATGTTGTTCCCTGTCTTCTCCATTGTGCCTTGATTGCCTTGAAACTTCTCCATGGTCGTTTCGGGTCATAGTAGAACAGTGTACATTTGAATTTCTTGCTCGTATCGATGTCACCGTCAAATGTGTCAAAGGTCTGCTGGTCTGCCACCACTACATAATAAGGCATTCCCTTGGCAGAAAGGGCTTCTATGGTGGGGCGGTTTTGCGTGTCAAGCACGTTCTCTTTCTCGTATTCCACAACCATGGCAGTGGTGTCTGTCAGTTTGCACAAGTAGTTTTGGAACGCCTGTGCCCATTCATAATGACTCTCGTAGGCAAGCATATAGTACAGGTATAGGTCTCCTTCCGTACCGTTGAACGTAACGGTTCTGTTGTTAAGGATTGCACCACTGTCACTGATATAACCGATACAGCCCACTTCTTCTCCGTTCAAATACAACTTCATGCAGGAGTAATTGCTTCCACCCCGTGATACATAAATGGTGGACGGTTCGACAACTACTGCCATCGTGATTTTCTCGCCAGAGCGAAAGCTGCGCTCAACTAAGGCGGGCTGTCCTGTTTTGCAGTAGATAGCAGCTTTGTTGCCGCATACATAGAAACCTGCACCGCTATCAGCATCATAGCACTCTATGAGTTTTGAATCTGCTTCCTTGATGTTCTTGGTGGCAAATGCGAATTGGACGGCACAACCTGTAGTCCGTTCGGTGGCAGAGTTCCCGAAAGGGTAGTAATCCAATATCTCCGCTTTCACATTCTCTGCTATGCGAAGGCATCGTTCGCCCAAGTAGTCCACGAATCCGTTGCTTGACCAGTTTGCGCCCCTTACATCCATAGTTATGCCGTTGTTTTCTATGGTATGGTCGCTCTCGCTGTTGCTGCGCGCGGAAAAATCATATCCGAACAAAGCTCCGTCCTTGATGGCCATGTCAATGGCACTCCCTTTTACAATTACCTTGATTTCATTGGTGGACACATTTCCGCTCTTGGCATGTACGGTAATGCTCTGGCTTCCGTCCGTGCTGTATCCGCTTATCTGCTTGTTCACGGTAAGCGTTTCGGCAATCATGGCTTCCACGGATGTCACTTTCTCATCGTCATAGAAGACATCCACGTGCGTTTCCGTTTTACCCGATGTGTATGCTGCGACCTCTATGGTAAGGTTATCATACAGGCGGAGCGTACCGTTGTTGGTGTCGTTGAACCGGATTGCCACAATAGGAGTGGTGTCCTCAGCATCAATACACATGATAGCAGAGTAAATGGTATTGCCCCTTACTCCTGATTTGTTTTCCGTTCCGTAAATGCGTACCGGGTATGCTCCGTGTGTCATCCGTTCGCCACCACCGAACACATTACTCGGATTGATGGATATGCTCTTGGTGTAACTGTCATTGACTGTTGCCTCTCCCAGTTTCTTCCATTCCCCGTTGTAGAGCATTTCCACTGTGGCACGTATGGATGAGGTGTTGTTCGGGAATTTGTAGAACTGTCCTATATTTTTTGCTGTGCCTCCTACGGTCAATGCGGTGCTGCTTGTGTAGTTGAGCGGCATAGGCTGTTCAACTGTAATATCCACAGCAACAATGGTAATGGCTTTCTTCTTGGTGTTGCCGTCCGCATCGGTAGCCTGAACAAAGAAACTCTTGGATGCGGCACTGCTGAAGTACTCAGTAAAGTCAAGTTCAAACTTGTAGTCCGTTGCACTTGCTGAGCCGGTTTCGTTCATTGCCTCGCTATACAGGGTAAGTCCTGTGCTTGCATCAATGATTGAAACATTACGGATAACGCCAAGCACTTCGTTACCGTCCGGGTAACTGACACTACGCAAGGCTACATTGATTTTTATCTCAGAACCGAACGCCACAATGGGGGCGGCTTCCTCAAAGTAGATGGATAGGGTGCTGTCTTCGCTCGAACCGCCGCCTCCGCCGTTCTTCGGAATCTTAAGTACTACATCTTCTATTTGTCCTCCATTCAGATTCACGGCTTTGTAGTAGATATATTCCTCATCACTTTCTTCATCAAATCCACCGATTGATTTTTCCTGCATGGCGTATGCGCCTCCTGTGGAAAGGGCATCTTTTCCTCCTTCTTCCGGTTTATCGGATGTTTCCACGTTGCTTCCTCCGCCACCGAATGCTACCCATGGTTTCAAGTCCTCCGGTGTTATGTCGCTCGCTTCACGTGTAAATTGGTAGGTGAGCCACACGGGTGCACCGTTCTTGTCGCTTTCTGCAGTCTTGAACGTAAGGATGATACCGCTTTTAAGATAAACTTCCCCATTCTCCTTTTCAAAGTCTGACACGGCTTTGATGGCTGTTGACAAAGTGTATTCCACATTTCCGCACAGGGCATTTACATTGATTATATCGCCTATGCCCTTGCCTCCACCTGCGCCGAAATCGCTCCAGTTGTTTTCTTTAAACCAGTCCGATGTATCAGTCCATTGTTTGGAAACCCATCCGGATTCCGTCAGGAAGGTCAATACAACACCTGGTATTTTCAATGCCGGTGAATATTCGGAGGCGGAACATCGGTCAAGGGCAACGGAAAATGTTATCTCCCTGTCTGCAAGGTCAAACAGCTGGTTGACATTTACAATACTACGTGCCACGATTTGCTTGTTTTGCGAAAGAATGTTTTTTCTGTTTTCTTCCACCTGCTTCATATCCTCCTGCAGCTTTGCACCTTCATCGCCGGGAAATGCAGTAGAACTTGTGTGACCAAGTGCAAGGTCTGAACCAATTGAAGTCAGTTGCTTACCGCTCCAACGATAACTTTTTCCATCTTCTTCACATAGAAAGACTTTGCCGGAAGAGGGTATTCGCCCGTTTGTACTTGCCGTACCGAAAACATCTGCATTCAACCAGTTGTTATAATAAGTAGCAGCCTCGGATTCTCCGATTGTCGGAACGAATGCAAGCACAAAGCAACCATGTTCCTTATCATATACAACTTTACAACCCTCATCGTTGGAATTTTTGTCTATGGATTCATTTTTTACAGTAATGCCTACGGAAATGCCATAAAAATCTACCACGTCATCAATGTATCCGGGCAAGTGTCGACTCGGTACTTTCCCTTGTTCGTCAAGAGGGGCGATTCCTCCGTTTTCACCTTTTGAATCTTTGAAAGAGTTCAGTTGGCTTCCAACTTCATTCGCCTTGTTGTTTGCCTTGTTTGCGGTATCCTTGGTTGTGTTTACTTGGTCTTGCAACGAGTTGACGCTATCACCAAGCGTGGTGAGGTTGGTGTCTTGCGCTTTGTTGCGGGCCTCTATATCCGTAATGTCGTCCTGCAGTTTGGTTATATCCTCTTGCAGTTTTTCCACAGCCTCATTATATTGACCGCTGTCTATAGTTGGGTTGCCTCCACTTTGTCCGGTAGGCACCCATTCTCCACCATCTGCAACATAAATGGGGGCCGGCAATGAAACTCCTACAAGTGCCCACCAGCCATCATGCGGAAAAGGATAGGCTGCTTTTAGTTTTTCAACGGTAGTGTACAGACCTTTTCCTGCTCCTTTGATATTTTTGGCTTCAAGCCAACCATCTACGACAACATTTCCTTTCAGATGGGTTTTTCCTTGGACAGTAGCATCGCCTCCTATTGCCGTATTGCGACCTACTGATACATCACCATCTATATGCTTTGATTCGTAACTCATATTAATACAGATTTTGCCAATTCGTTCAATGCGGCACTTTTCTCCGCATCACCGAATGTAGTTAATACTAATGCTGCTATGGTATATACCACAGCGTTGTAACATCGTCCGCAAATTTCTATCGCGCCGTATTTGTCAATCTTCGGATAAGGTAGATACACGGCACGGCTTACTTTTGCTTTTGTCGTCTTGCATGAATAAAATTCCATCACTCTTCCTTCCGGGCGTATGGAAATGGCACAGACAGGGCGTTGGTACGTACCCCTGATACCTTTAAATCTGGAAGATTGTCTTGCATATTCCGGGTCATCGGTATTTATGGGATAAAATACCGCACGTTCCCAGTCATCCATTTGGAAAACGACAAAACGCATGAAATCCTCCGGAAGCAGTATCCATCCGCTTTCATGCTCTTTCCAAAATACAGCATCACCGAAGTTGTGTCCGCCGTCAAGCAGATAGGGAGGTGCGGAACTGTGTACACGCTTTACGGCTTCCACAATCTTGGACTTGATGATGTCGTTGAGTGCAAGCGTGTCCACGTCACCGATTGCTGCCAATGTGTCACTTGCCATGTTTTGGTCAAGTGCGATACGGACATCTTTCGCTATGTCGTCAAGTTGATAGACTGTCATGCTCTTTTATCCGGTTATGACAATCCTTCAAACTCAATTCCGTTTGCGGCTGCCTGTTCAGTAATTGCTTTCATGCTGCGCATGGCTGTTCGGCTGATGCCGAATGTATCGGCAAGATAATCTTTTGCTGCGGACAGGTCGCTCACTTTCACTTTTTTCAGGGTTGGGTCATTCCCATCTGTGGTTTCTCCGTCCTGACAGTCTTCTCCTGTTACTTGGTTATCGACAGTTGGAATTTCTTTATCTTGCAGATTTTCTTCTGTTTTTGCATTTATCTTTTCACTTTCATCCTGCATACTGTGTAGCCGGAACAACTTTCCAAAATTGTAATGTTTTTCGATGGCACGCATTATGTCCTCGTTGTCTGTTGTAAACAGGCTGCTACCGTTGGACAGAGGTGTGAACGAAATATGCAGGTTCTTCTTACTTGGAAGCACTACGTTGATACTCACGTTGGTGTTCGCTTTATAGGTTTTAATCATATACTTGTAAATTAAAAAAGGGATGGGACTCCTTATCCCATCCCCGGTTATTGATTTCTTTTTGTGGATTATTAAGGCTCTTCAACAGGAGCTTTGGCAAGACGCATTCTTGCATGTGCTTTTGCATAGCGCAAGTACAAGCAGCTTACTTCTTGGATTACTACTGCATCGGTACGGCGGATACCGGCTTTCTGCAAGTCAAGTACGTTTCTTGCCCAAGAGATATGTGTTTTCTTCGACAGGTATTCCGGGTCCATTGCAAAGCCGCAGTCGCTCATGCCATTCACGTCAAATAGTTCGTGATGAATGGTCAGTACCTCTCCGAAATCGGTATCCCAAGATTTGAATTTCAAATTCCAAACCTCAACAGTGTCTTTCAGGCGGAACTTCTCACTCTTGATTTTCGAGAATGCAGACAGCATATCGCTACCGCAGAAAAGGATTTTGCGTTTGTTGCCGATACCTGTACCCACAAAGAGGTCTTTGGTAATATCCACAAGGTTTTCATCGGTAATGATGGCGCACTGCTTGTCCGCATTCCATTCGCCCACTTCGATGTCTTTGCCAGCCATCCACCATATACCGCCTGTAAACCAAGTGTTCATACCGTCCTTGGCAATATGCTTGATGACATTCTTGACACCGAACAGATAGGTATTCTCCATGGCGAGGCGCATATCATATACACCGTCCTCCTCAATGTCCGAGAAATTCCAGTTCACTTCCTTGGCGGCAATCTTGTCAAAGGTGGACTGCTCTACCTGAATCATGAAGTTCTGACAATACTGGGTTTCAGGCATCGGGATATTGTTGAAGCGTCCTGTCTGTACATCCAACTCACCACAAGCCTTACCCATACGAACAAGTGTTGTTCCTGAAGGAATCTCCGGTACAAGGATTGGTTGCTTACTCGAACTGTCCATGTCACCGTTAACAGCATACACGGTTGGTAAGTTTGTTGAGCTATCTTTACCGCATACACATAATACAAGGTCGGGAACATTGCTGTCTTCCAGCCCGTATTTTGTTCCATCCGGCTTCGTAATGGCTTTCACACCTACTACTCGAATGGTATCATCCAGAGTAAACATGTTCAGGTCATCTACCGGAAGGGAGGTGCTGGCTCCGTTCAGCATCTTTTCTACTTTCTTGTTGGTACTGCACTTGATTTCTCTTGTGCCTACGCTGTAATACTTAACTTCGAAAGAGTTTGTACTACTTGATTTTGCATAACGGCTGATTTGGTCGATAGGAGTTGCCATCGGACGTATCTTCACGATACGTTTGTCCACATCGCTCAAATAAAAATTTGAGTCACCATCCGTTCTGCCTGCGGTTTCCGTTGCGATACCGTCTGTTCCGCCCGTACCGTCAGCTCCGGCTGTTGTTCTACCTGCATCAGGGAGTTCGGAGGCGTTGGCCATGAACACACCGCTTGATGCGCCTGTCACAAATGCCAATACCATCAGCATGATGCGACACAGAAAACTTGTTGCTTTCTTCATTGCTCTTTTAATTTTTGAAAAGTGAATAAATAGAATTGATTTTACTTGTTTGTCCTGCGTTTTTCTCCGCCACGTTCCCAAATGTTCTGAGTTCCGTAGTTTTGGTCAATGACACCCAAATCTGGCATTTCTCGTGAGCCGCCTTTGCCTCCGCCGTTCTTGCTGCCGAGGTTGGCTGTACCGTCATTCTTGCTGCCCTTGCGCAACTTTTCTTCAATCTTGGTGTTGCGGCCTCTTACTTCGCCTTCTCGGTCTGCCTGTTCCACATCGCTGTCATGCCGGATGGCTTTGAGTGCCATTGCCACGCTCTCACGTGTGAACTTGCCCATGATTCCGTCACGCACAATGCCGACAAGGAAATCCATTGCACTGTCAATGTCCTCATCAGATAGTCCTTCATCTTGCTGCATGGTTTCAAGGGTGGTCAAAGTCTCGTTGAGGTTCTTCTGATACTCTCCCTCGTACTCTTTCTCTTGGGCGATGCGTTCTGCAAACTCCTTATTGGCGGCTGCAAGTGCCTCCTGCTTTTCGGGGTCTTCAAGTGCGGCCTTGAAATCATCCCCGAATTTACGCACCATACCGATGATAGGGTCTTCGCCCTTTCTCCAGTCGGTAAGAAAAGCGGCACTGCGCGGGTTGCTTGCAAATAAGTCCGAGAGAGCTTTTTCTCGCTCACGGTATCCAGACAATTCGTTGTCGTAACTGTCGTAATCGTCATTGGTTTGACCAAATAACGCTTCATCATCGGCAAACTCCTTGTCGGGATACTTTGTTTTCAACCGTTCCATGTATCTGTCCCGGTTGCTTTTAACTTCCGTATTCTTAGGCATATACTGTAAATAATTAATATTGTCTTAAACTTTGAAGCAAAAATAAGCTAAGATACACGCATTCTATGTTTATCTTTTTACGCTCCAATAGGTAACTTTGGTACACGGTTAAAGCTGTAATTTGTTGTAGGAATGAAACATAAAGGGGCATTGATGGAGTACTTTCAAGAACGTTCAGACGACTTGATGAGGGCGTACGATGAATATATTGAATCGTGCGACTACATCCGTATGCCTGATGTGTACAACAACATTGTCAATATGCCTTCACGCCGTTTTTGGGTAAGCGATATTCGGGCAGCTCTTGTGGTATCAGCGATGATGAAGGGCAAGGCGCATTTGGAGAAGATGTGTCCGTCCAAACGTGAAATGTACGAAGAAATCTATAGCCGTGTCATGGTAATGTATACCGATTACCCCGATAAGACTATTTCTGAACTATGTTCTATGGTTGTCATGCAGCCCGCCCCTAAATTCTACCTCACGCCTGGTAGTGCAAAGATTATGGTTTGTAAAGCAAGGAAAGAATGGGTAAGACGAAAACAACAAAGGCTGTTTCGCTTTTAATTTCAATCATTGTATGCTGCTTGGCTTTGCAGGATATTCAAGATTGGTCAGAAGTCGGTATCTTCAAAGATTGCGGACCGGGGTGTCGTATGTCATATCCATTTTATCATGTGAATATAATTCACGCCGCACTTAATGCGTGGTGTCTGCTTTCGGTCGTATTCATATACAATGTGTCATTATGGCGCTTGGTATTCGCATACATTTCCGCCGTATCTGTTCCAGTACTCTGTCTATCCAATATTCCTACGGTTGGACTTTCAGGGTTAGTATTTGTACTGTTCGGTTCTGTTTCTTTCGAGGTAGAAAGAAAGGTCTATTATCAATTATGGATGGTTGTCTATCTCGTCATCGGTTTTCTTTTTCCCGGCACCAATGCGTGGGTACACTTGTACTGCTATCTCGTAGGGTGTTTGGCGGCATTGTTGAACAAACCTGTAAAAATCGGTTAATATGCAGGAGGAAATCAGACTTATCATCGAAGAAAACAACCGCCGAAACGCAGAGGTGTATGCACGCTTTGACCCAATTGGCGGGTTCGGTTCGGTTGGGGAACGTGTAAAGGTCTGTATAGAGGACTTCCCGATACGCACCCAATACCTGCCTGTCGAAATGATGGATGTACCGCTTGTTCGGCAACTTGTCGAATGTGGCTCTGTCAAGGCATTCTTGCAGGAACTTGGAAATGCCAATGAGGAAGATTATGAAAGCGACCGGCTCAAAGTAATAAGTCAGTTTGTGCGCATACGTAACAAATATGACTTCCCTTTTTGGGCGGCAACATTCGTCTATATTAAGAACAAGGGGGGAGGCGAAGATGTGTTATTTCGCCTTACTCGACCGCAACGTCGTTTCGTTGAAAGGTTGGAACGATTGCGAAAAGCTGGTAAGCCTATACGCCTTGTTTTGCTGAAAGCACGGCAATGGGGAGGTTCTACTACTTCGCAAATATATATGGCATGGTTGCAGTTGGTTCATAAAGTAGGACTGAACTCACTTATCATCGCCCATCAAGGTGCGGGTTCGGACGAAATTAAGGATATGTTCGACCGTATGATAAAGAACTATCCGGTGGATATGCTGCACAAGCTGGGTGAAACCTACAGCGAGAATGAGCCTAAAATGGTTGGGGTCGGTAAATCGGGCAGTATTCATCGTGTACCGCAACGCAACTGTAAGATTAAGATTGGTACTGCCGAACGACCTGACTCCTGCCGTGGTGGAGACTACAACCTTGTGCATCTGTCCGAGGTCGGACTATGGAAAGCGACAGATGGGAAGAAGCCCGAAGACATTGTGCGCTCTGCCTGTTCGGGAGTGCTGCTGCGTCCATATACAATGATTGTATATGAAAGTACAGCCAATGGTACAGGTAATTTCTTTCAAAAAGAGTATGACGATGCTAAGAACGGAAAATCCCAGTTCGAGGCAATGTTCGTGTCGTGGTTTGACATAGAACAGTATTCGTTGCCTCTTGACGATGTGGAAGCTTTTGCACAAATGCTGTATGCAAACCGTGAGAATGACGGCATACCTTCATCCCGTGAGGAAAACGGCAAATATCTGTGGTGGCTGTGGGAGAAAGGCGCAACGCTTGAAGCTATCAATTGGTACATACAGGAACGTGCCAAATATACCGAACACGGATTGATGGCGGCAGAGTTTCCTTCCGATGATGTTGAGGCGTTCGTCCATTCCGGCGCACGTGTGTTCGACAAATACAAGGTCGAGAAACTTAAAGCATCATGCAAGCCTCCACGATATGTAGGAGAAGTATATGCCGATGGTGATGAGGGGAAGAAAGCATTGCAAAACCTCCGTTTTGTTGGTGACAGCCAAGGCTTGCTACATATTTGGGAAATGCCTGAGATTTACGATGACGAAGTGGTAACCGACAGATATTTGACGGTGGTCGATGTCGGTGGGCGTTCCAATAAGGCTGACTGGTCCGTCATTGTCGTGTTCGACCGTCTCTTCATGAATGACGGAGGAAAACCCACTGTTGTGGCGCAATGGTACGGACATATAGATATTGACCTCTTGGCGTGGAAAGCGGCACAGATAGCGGCTTTCTATGACAATTCCATGCTTGTGATTGAGAGCAACACACTTGAAACACATGACAAGGAAAGGCAGGTGGACGGAGACCAATCCCAATTCATTCTCAATCAGATTAAGGATGTTTATCCCAACCTGTACGCACGCAAGCAGTCGGAGGAGGCTATTCGGGAGGGCTTGCCTGTAAACTACGGCTTCCACACCAACATAGCTACAAAACCGATGGTAATCTCAACCCTTGTGAAAGTCATCCGTGAGAGCCTGTATGTTGAGCGTGATGCCCGTTGTCTGGACGAATATCTGTGTTATGAGAAGAAACCGAACGGGGCGTTCGGGGCGATTATCGGTAAACACGATGACTTGTTGATGACCCGTGCCATTGGTCTGCACATCTGTTTCTTTGAAATGGATATGCCTAAATTCGTACCTCGTGTGGGAAGATATATCAGCAGGAAGAAAAAAGCGGTATCTGCCGCAACAATATAGTTTAACAATTTAACAATAGGAAAGATGAACATCTTTAAGAAAATCCGTGCTTCACTCCGTTTGCGTGAGGCAGTAAGACAAGCCGACAAGGCACATCGTGAGAATGGACAACGCTACTATGTAATGCCGACAAGTGGCGTGAGTGGACAACTTGTAATTATGGATAGGAACAATTTCCGTAAACTCAAGCAGAAGCACTATATCAACCATAATACATTCGTCAGAGACCTCGAATTTGAGTGTTTCTATTGCACTCCGTACAATAACGGGGCAGGTAAATTATCTTCGGCTGTAATGGCGAAAAAACGTAATCAGTATTACTCATGGTTGGAAGCAATCGGCAAATCAAGAAAAAATGGGAAAGTACGGAGATATTGACGGTATAGCAACACTTACCAACGACCCGCTCGCACTTGACAATATCAATAAGTTTAAAGTCGGGGACCGGGTGATGTGCAACGATAATGGTGTCATTGGTACGGTCAAGGAATTGGATATTCCGAACGAAGCCTGTATTGTTGATTTCGACAATGGAGAGGAAGATGTCTGGATAGAGAAATTCCAACTGTCCAAAGAATAATAAATAGACATGAGGGTGTATCAAATTGAATATATTTGGTACACCCTCATTCTTTATCCGCTAAGCATGGGCTAATTTGATTCTTTTCTCGTTGCCTCTTGACCAAATGTCATCTTCGCTTTGTCCATATGTCGCAAGCTGTTCTATTTCTTTCTTTTGTTGTTCCTGCCAAGGCTCAAACTCTATAATATCTCTCATAAGCCATGAATCCCACCGTCCTCTGAAACAGATACCCCGGTCATCAAGGTACACATCGGCTATGATTTTTCCGCTTGTATGTTCCGGTTGATTCGGGTTTTCGTTTATATGGTCGTATGAAATATTGTTTTCTGCCAACCACTTTTCCAATTTTTCAGTTTTCTTGCGTGTCGTGAAGATGATGATAGTCCACCCGTTTTTCTTTAGGGTGGCTGTACCTGTATCTGCGTTCGGTATCATCTGCCCAAACACATCCTCGCCTTGCCAACCTTTACTGTAGTCATGAATGACACCGTCAAAGTCTATACAAATAGTTTTCTGTTCCATGATGTCGTTAAATTAAAATTATTGCCTTATTGCATTATTCAGTTTGTTCACGGCCTGCATGTTCGCACCTTGTTGCGCTTGCGCCATCAGTTCGGGAGAAAGACCGTCAGGCATTTTACCCTGTTCCAATTGCTCTTTCTGCGACTTGATGCTCTGTAATAGTTCATCGGCAAACGGGAAGTCGCCATGTTCAAGTAGTTGTTCCACGCTGATAGCTTGTGCTTGCCACAACTGCATGAGTATGTCGTTGGCAAGATGCCTGTATGCAGGGGTAGTTGTACTTTCTGTGATGCTCAAGTCAAACTCCACGTCTCGTATCTTTTTCGGGTCGTATTCAATTTGCGCACCGCTCCGTCCGGCAATGTTGAACACGCGCTTACTGTCATAGAACTGCTGTATATTTTTTACATCCTTGTATGCACCATCTACCACAAAACCGCTGAAACATTCCAACAGGTCAAGCAAAGTGGTAGTGGCATTCTGCGTCTGTTGTTGGAAATGGGCGGCACTTTCACCCGAAAATCCAGGCTTGCCTTGTAATGCTCCTGTTACACCTGAAATGTCTTCAAAGAACTTCAATTGAATATTCAGCAGTTCAGCAATGCCGATGTTGGTCGAATTGTTGGCCACTTGTTCCGGCACACGTCCGCTCTTGCTCGGTCTATAGACAATCACACCGTTGAACTCAGCCCAGCTTTCCGCAATGTCGTCAATGCTCACTCCGTCCGGCAGACAATCATCGGGCATCATCAGTACCCCTTTGGCACTCGCACGCATTATCCAGTCATAAAGGGTTATCAAACGGTTGGTATATCGCTGTTGGTCGATGACATCAGATACGAACGAATGGATTTCACCGTCAATGAACGGATAAGCCTTGAATACGTATGGGTGGCTGTCGTGTTCGTATGGCGTTTCTCCCTCTTTCAGAATATCTCCGAATGGCGACAGGTAATAGAAATACCAATAATCGTCAATAAACCACGTGGCTTTAATGAGCGGCACTTCTTCTTCGGGCATACCGACAGACTTCGCCATTTCAATACGTTCGTCATTGACGGCGACCACACACTTTTGGTAATCCTTCACATCTATCTTGAAGATGTCCCCGTTTTGATAGTCATGGCACCGGTATCTTGGTTTTTGCTCCTTGCGCCAGACCTCAATGACTCTGCACCGTCCCGGCTCGCTCGTAAACAGAAAATCGTAGTTTTCCAAACGGCTGTAGCCGAAACGCTCTGCATACGAGGCGATGTATTCTTTCTTTGCCGCCCACTTGTAGATGTCTCTAAGTCTGCGGTAATCTTCGGGTGAAGAGGCGAACTGTTCGCAAAGCTGCCCGAATGAAATATCGTGTATCTCGCCAAGAACCGATACATCCCAACCTCTGAAATCACGCATATTGTTGTCTATGAAGAAATTGTTCGGCTGTACATAGTCCGTCCAACAATCCTCTTTTCCGTTGCGCCAACCGTATGATTTGCGATGTACAATGAAGCCGCTGATAAGAAACTCCTCCATTGTCCGGGCATATACCTCCGTCATCCGGTTCAGTTGCATATTGCATTGCAGGATGGTACTCATCGTTTCGCCCAATTTCTGCTCGTCTCGGTCGCGTGCTGTACAGGTCGGTTCTTTGCTCTGGCTTCGATACACGCCGAGTACGCTTTTTACCAATCTGCGGATAAGGTTGTTCTTCAATGGCACATTGCCCTGCCTTTTGATATACTCTTCTTCCGTCATGGTCTCACCGTCCACACATATTTTGTCATCCCACTGAAAACCGTAGGTATATCGCTTGTTGCGCTCTCTGTCCTTTCGGAAATCCTCCATCTGATTCCAATAGTGCTGTGCCTCCATCAATATATCAAACGCCCTGCGGTCGCCCGACTGCTGTGAAGACATTATTACGGTATCCATTTCCTCCGTATCACGTTTGGGTGCGACACGACTCATGGACAGCAGTCTTTTATTTCCATTTTTTGTATTATGCATAATCGTTGAATATTATCAGAATGCTTAGGATAGACACAAAGGTAATATCCCAAGCATTCTTTTCAAGTATAACTATTTACGTTTACGGGTGAGGTTTATTTCATCTATCATTTCTTTTTTGACTTCGTTCAACTCGGCTTCGATGTCCTTGCGTTCCTCGTCACTTATTGCTTCTTTCAATTCATTGTAGAGGTCGTCAATATCTTCATGGTAGTCCTCAAAGATTTCATAACGCTCATATTCGGGCGAGTTGTATAGGAAATCAATCTTTTCCGCATAGTCAAATATGTCGTTGTCGGTATCTTCCTCATAGTGTTTTAATCTGGATTTCAATCGGTCATGCTCCTCTTTCAATCGGAAATACTCATTGTTCACAGCCCTGTACTCGGTGCGTTCGTCCCCGGCTTTGACCAGTCTGTTTACCAACAAGAAGCTGCGAGGGTCGTACTCACGGTTGCCTGAAACGGTTTCTGCCGTCTTGCTCAACTTGTCGATTGTTCCGAACACGCCACCGAAATAACCGTTCAGCATATATTCAATCTTAGCAGGATTGAGGTCGATAGCCCCTTTTGTGTAAGGGTCGCCTCCTGTCGCCTCGTTCATGACATTGGCAAGCCCGACAATGTATTTGTTGGCACTCTTGTATGCTTTTGTCCATTCGGGCATATCCTTGTTCCAAGGTGTGTCCTTGTACAACGGCATACCCGTCCAGCTCTTTTCTGCTACGTAGGCTTCCCACAAAGGTTTGTATGCACTCGGCACAAAGGCGTTCAGTCCTCCACCGCCATCCAAGAAATCAATCGGCAATATCTGTGTGGCCTGTCCTGCAATGGATTCTGCTATTTCTCCGCCTGTAAGATGTTCCTTTCCGTTAAGGACGGAAATCATCAGTTCTCCCATACCGTAAACAGCCCTGTACTCTACCGGCAGAGGAATGGATACCCAACTGTCTCCTGCACGGAAAAGGATATTGCTGCGCCTTACATATTCGGGAAGATTGTAGTATGCGTTCTTGTCATCATCGTCATCATCATCGCCACCCAAGTAGGCAACAATGGCACCAAGCAGGAACATCGCCGCAATACCTGTAAAAGCTTTGGCAGGATGGCGTTTCATCTGTCGTCCGAAGTTTGCCGTACCTTGAATGGCTGCATTCCAAAACACATATCCGCTACGACCAAGTCCAGATACCAATGCACTGGCATTACCGGTCTTTGTCTGCCCTGTACTGTCATAGAATTTTGCTCCGCTGCCTTTCTTGTTGAAGTTTACGCTTATCTCCTTTGCATCATAGATGGCTCTGTCTATGCTTCTGCCCATTTCGCGTGATGTCATGAAAGCGGCAAAACGGGCGCAGTTCTCTACTGCCCGGTTGTATTCATCAAAGCGTTCGCCCAACAAGTCCCATGCTTTTTTTACAGGAATCTTGCCGTTCGATTTTTTCAGTTCCCTGCGTATGTCGTTTTTATGCTGTTCAATGTCCCGGATATTGGCATAGCCTGTTTCTCCTCCGTTCATCATGAACTGATGAAACATCGCTTCCGTCTTGTTACCCATGTCAAGTGTCCCTTTTCGGTGCTTTGCCAAAAGTTGCTTTATCCTTACAGGGTTGGCATACATATAATTTCGATGAAAATGCAGTGCGTAGTTCGGGCTTTCCCTTATCCAAGTCATGGTGTTGGTGTATAGCATATCTCGCATGAAGTTCGATACGATGAAGTCCGGGTTGCGTGTGGTATAGAACGCACTCAACTGTCGGTTGATGTTTTCTCCGGCACGGAGAATAGCCCCGATTGCTCCCGACATATCGTTATCGGGATTTGTCTGTCCGTTCAGTGCCTGTGCTGCGCGGGGATTGCCGTTAATGGTAATCACATAGTCCCTGCCGCCACGTTTCACTACAATTTGGTGCTGCCTCATATCGCGGCTTTCCACAATACGGTAAGGAATATTCACGGTATCTTTCCCATGCTTGTATTGGTCGGGGTACTGTTGTGCCAACTGCTCCATCTTCGTTTCAAAGTCTTGCATCTTCTGTTCAACCTCTTCGGGTGTATCGGTGCTGTCGATGTTGTCCGGGAACACAGGTTTCCACTCATCGGTTACGGCATCGTACTCAACCCAAATGTCGCTCACACTGACAAGGTCGCTCGGATGATTGAGGGCGAAATTAAGGAAACGCTGTTTTACCAACTTGTTTCGGTTACCCTGCATGATAGCACCTTCTACCATTGATTGCAGGTTGGCGAACGGGTCATCCGCTTTCGACCTACGTCCTTCCGCTTTCTTGATAGGAGCATTGAATGCACTTTGCTTGTGCGTCAGATATGCGTATGCTTCAGAACTGGTCTTTTCGTCAAAACCACGTAACGGAATGTAAAAATCATACATGCCTGAAATCTTGTCAAAGGTCGCTTTGCTCATCATGCCACATTCGTATGACTTTGAAAGTATTGCTTTGCTCACGGCATTGACTTTTTCCCAAAGGTCGGCAGTGTCGTGTGCCTGTTCGTAGCCATCAATTATCATCTGCGCTTCTGCTTCTGCATCAGCGACATTATCCATACCTGTAAGGGCTGTAAGTCCGGCATAGTCGGTTTGGTCTGCATCGGTTGCCCCGTTATTGATTGCTTCATTACGCATATATGTATTGCGTTCAAGTCCGTGTTTCGCCATCATGTAATCGGTCAATTCCTCACGTTCTGCCTCAGTCCGGGCGAGTTTGGCAACTTCATCAAGCATTGGCTTGAACAGGGTGTGGGCAAAGGCATCGGCTTCGGCTTTGTTCACACTTGACAGTCTATTTTCGCCCAAGTATGGGTTTTCAAATCCGTCCACATCCTCAACGTTTGTTCTTTTGCCAAGGATTGCAGTCATGGCTTCTTTCAAGCCGAGCATACTGTCCTGTAATGCTTCCTGTGATTGGAACATGCCGCTTTTCACACGCCTTTCATAACGGTCACGGGCCAACTCCCTTTCATGTCTTTCCGGGTCGCCGTCACGGTACAGGGCATCATCGTTTTCGGCAACGGTCTGACGATGTGGGTCGGCAACCGCATAATTGCCTACTTTCAGTTCATACTGCTTTGCCACATCGGAGGCTTCTCCCAATATGCTTCTATATCTGCCCGGCTCTGCAAGGTTCTCGTAACTGCGCCACAAGATGTAGCGAAGTTCGTTGTCCGATAGAGTAACCCCTCTGAAATCCTCAAAGCCTATCTTATGAAGCATATTCAGGAAGAAATCCTTTATCTGCCTCCACCAACTTGCGTTTATGTTCTCAAATTCAGTATCTTCTGCAAGCGAAGCAAGATATTCTTCGGTAGCCTTATGGAAATCCCAACCGTTTTTTGCAGCCATATCTACAATGCGTCTGCGTATGTTCTCATCGGCATTGTTGAATACATTATCAAGGAATGTATCAAAATGTTCTCCGAACAACTGGCGCAAACCATAGTGCGCCACAGCCTCATGCAGCAGTGTCTGTTCAACATCAAACGTACTTGTATGGTTAGGAATGACAATGGTTATCTTCCCTGTACTCTTTGAGTAGAAACCTTTCGCTCGCTGTTTCTTTCCCTCCAAGACGGAAGCATCGGTAACAACCTCCACATTGTCAAGATGCAGTTTCTCTGCAAGTCTTTCCACACGCTCTGCCATTCTTTGGCGTTCACGCTGCGCAAATTCCCTCCGTTGCTTTGCAGTCCTCCTTGGTCTGCCTAACAACTTGGCGACTGGGTCGTTCTCAAAACTGACCTCATCATCGGTATATGCACCGTCACCTTCGCGTTTTAATTCATCATCTTCTTCAGAGACAGAAACATTGTTTGCTGTTTCTACTGTGGCATCCATTTCAGCATACTTGGCTTCCTTTTCCTCCAGTTCTTTCTTCATCAGTTCGGCATATTCCTCCAACTGTGATTTCGCCTGTGCCAATTCTTCTTCATACTCGAAAGGTTTGCCCTCTCGTGACAGGAGTTCTTTCAATTCGGCTTCATTATGCTTCTTGCTTCGCTCTGCGGCTTCCAGTCTCTCGGCAAAATCTTTCCCTGTAATCACATTGCTTGTAATGTCCTCAATGGCATTGCGAAGCAGGTTTTGGCGTACCGGCACATTCTCAATACCAAGTTCAGGACAAGAGTAGGTCATCTTGCGCTCAACATCATTGAAAAGAGTTGCACCGTCACGCATGGTCTGTCTTGTCAATTTTGTTGTAACCACAAATGAAAAATCGCCTATCTGTATGCTCAGTTCACGTTTCTGTTCTCCTGCAATCTCGCCGTCTTTCATCTGCTTCATTTCAGCAAGGACACTCTTGTTGTGTTCCTTGAAGAAATCATCCATTGTATCAACAGAAGTAAAGCGATGTTTGCCGATTACAATCTCCTTGAATTGTCCATCGGGGAATGACGAACGTACAGCCTCCAAGTATCTGCCGTTGTCCTCAATGCGCTTTTCCGCATCCTTGATAAAGGCTTTCAGTCTTGGCTTGGCGTTGTGGATATAAGTCTGGTCTGTTTCCCATTGCTTTTTGCGGCTTGCATACTTTCGCACATTCTTTTCCGCATTGTTTTTCAGCATGGCATACTCACTGCCGGAGAGCTGCGCAACGGTATCGCCAAATACATCTTCTTCCTCCTCAAGCACACGGTTGGTCATGCTGTTGTTCATCATCTGCTTGCCGTTCATGATGCTGTCGGCAATCGCCCCCTTTGTTTTCAGTCGTTGGTAGGCGGTGACATCCAAACTGTCCTCAACTCCGAAACGCAAGATGCGTACAGGCTTGTTCATATCCTTATGTAAATTCCCCTGTCGCAAAATGCGTCCGTTGCGCTGGGTATAGTCCATAGGGCGGTTAGGTGCATCCAAATGTATCAGCGTGTGCAGTCGTTCCTGAATGTTCACGCCGGTGCCAAGCGTAAAGGTCGAACCGAGAATCATGCGAATTTCGCCACGGTTTACCTTTTCAAAGATTTCAAGTTTCTTCTTGACGGTCATTCCCGACCTCATTACTACAATCTCATCAGCAGGAACACCTTCTGCAATCAGTTTGTTTCGGATGTCATCATAAAGGTTGAATCCGCTCTGCTTGTTTTGATAATTGTCGGCAAAGATGGCGACAGTACCCTTGTAGTCGGCAGTTTCTTTCAGTGAGCGCAGAGTTTGGCGAACTGCTTCGTTGGTCTTGCTGTTCGGGTCGTCCTCCGCATCGGACTGCACCAACCGGGCATCCACGGCAGCGGCTTTGGCGATACCGTACATCGTGAGCGGAATGTGGCTGTTCTCCTTCTTTTCCTTGCCGCTCATCTGCTCATAATGTTCAAGTTCGCTCTTTACGAACTTCATGATGCTACGCAATGCGCGTGTCTGTGGCAGATAAAGGTCTTGTGCCTTTCCTCCCTCCATTCCAGGTATTTTGTCCTTTACGCCACCGGCTTCTTTGGTAAGGACGGTATCGGACACTCCCGACCATATACGCACCAGCTCGGGCAGGTTCACATATCCGGCAAAGCGGTTGTTCTCCTTGAACTTTCCGCTTGTGGTGAACTCCAGCATCTGCTGAATGTTACCGAAGTTGCGTACAAAGTCATCAAAGTAATAAATACCGTACTCTTTCATCGTATCGGCAGGCATGAGATAGCGCATGAACGTCCAAATCTCTGCGGCAGTGTTGCTGATTGGCGTACCTGTGGCGAAGATTACGTTTCGTCCGTTGTTCTTTTCCAAAACAGCCTGTGTCTTCAGGAACACGCCTTGTGATTTCTTGCTGTATGACGGGTCAACACCTTTTACTCCACGCTGCATGACAGTGGCAAATCCAAGGTGCTTGTATTCGTGGGCTTCATCCACAAGCAGGGCATCAATGCCCATATCGTCAAAGTTCTCCACATCGTCAGTCCGGCGGTCGAGCATCTCCATAGCCTTTACTTCTGCGTTCTGCAAGGCTACGGCACGCTTTTTCTCATCGTTGGCGGTGCGTTTCTTTGAAGCGTTGTCGGCAAGTCCGGCAAGCTGTTCCTCCAATAATGCAATCTCTCGTTCAGCCTGTCGAGTAATCATGTTCTTGCCGTCCGGGTCTTCCTCTTTCATCTTTTCAAGAATGAGCATCTTCTCCTCAATCTTGTCCTGCACGAAAGCCATTTCCCTTTCCTCGCTGTCGGGGATAAATTCAAAGGTCGATTGCGGAACGACAATCATATCCCAGTCGTTGTAACGTATCTTGGCATAGAAATTCTTTCTTCCCTCCGCGCTTCGGTCTGCCTCTTCGAGTGTCAGTATCTTGGCATTCGGATACAGTTCTTTTGCACTTGCAACGAATTGGCCTACCGTGGCATTCTGCACGACAATCATCGGTTTGCGTGCAGTACCCAAACGGCGCATTTCCATTGCTGTGGAAATGAGGGTAAAGGTTTTGCCTGTTCCAACCTCATGGGCAAGCAACAACGGTTGCTGTGTACCTCTCACGATGGCTTTACCTTGGTGAGGACGCATCTTGAACTTGTGGGAAGCACCTCCGAAATACTCCGGCACAAACTCGTCCGGTATGCTCATAGGCACAAAGTTGTTGAACATATCGTTATAGATACGCTCAATCAATGCCGACATTTCAGGGTCGCTCTGCATCTTCTGCCTTGCCCAATCCTTGAAGTCCTGACGGATTTCATCAATCTTGGCGGCACAAGCCTGTGTCGCTTCCTTGTCGGTAATGGTTTCTGTTGTGCCGTCATAATGCTTCTTGGTGGTGGAAATCGTGATGCTTCTGTTCTGAATGGCGGCTTCTATGAGAGTGTGTCCCATAATGGTGCGACCGAGCATTTCACTGGTTACACCCATGGCACGGTTCTTTTCGTAGTTGGTAAAGTATGGCTCTTTCATAAACCAAGTACCGCCTACGGCAGTAAACCGGACATCTACCTCCGTGCGCTCTTTTACGAAATCCTCATACAGTTTAGGGTCAATCCAAGAACTGCCGAGGGTAAAGTCAATCAAGTGTGCGGGGATTTCCATTGGCATAACCTCCTGCAACGCCTTGATGTTACGGTCAAATTCCCTATTCTCGTTGTTTTCTTCTGCCTGACGCAGTTTCTCACGGATATTTCCGCTCAAATACTGATACGATGCTTCCAACTGCCGGGTTACAGGGTTCTCGAAACCGTAACCGTTCTCAATGATTTCTTTCTTCACATTCCCGATACCTGTTCCAAGTTGTTCGGCGATGTAAGGTATATCCACACGTCCGAATTTGAAGATACTTGCAATGATACCGTCCTTGACATTGGCAGGGGTCGGTTCTTTCTCTTTTTCAACGACACGTTTGCTGAACACATCGGTCTTGTCAAAATTCTGTACCCGGTTTCCTTTTTCATCTGCCGTTTCCTCGAACTTTTCAAGAGCGAACACATTGGCATAGTCCACATCATTGCGGAGAAACGCAATGGCAGTGTTTTTGTTGAAGTGTCCGTATGTGCCGACAAAATCATCGTATGCCTTGTTGAGTTTGTCAAGCAAGGGCTTCAGCCCATCATCGCTTTCATTCTCGGTCTGATAGGATAGGACTTCCGCAAGTGCTTCCTTGATGGCCGTGTACGCCTCAAAGCATTCCACCTTCGTATGCCCTTTTACCTTGTTGGCATTCACTTCAAGGGGTTGTGCGCTTGCAGTTGAGTTGATGTACAGTTTTCCGTCTTTCACAAACACCTCACCAATCTTCTTGCCGGGCATTGCATCAGTGGTAACTTCTGTGTTGCGCTCGCCAAATTCCTCCGCACGGAACGAGCGGACAAATTCAGCCAACATTTCTTCCTGCTTCTTATCCAGTTTAGGGTATAAGCCCTTGCTTGTCGGACGGAAAGTGTCGCCTTTCTCAAATGCGAAGTGCATTTCACCTGCCATGTTTTCAGGATGTTCAATGAAATAGCGGTTGTAGTCCATTGAAAGCTGCTTGATGACCGGTGTTTCCTTGCCTTTGACTTTGCGTGTTTCCCCAGTGTCATATTCAGCCATGCGCTCTCCGCTCACATCGCTTACATCAATGGCATGGGCGGATTTCTGCCCGTTCACACGCTTGCGGATAACAACGATGTCGGATGTTACCCCGGTGCCGCCAAAAGTCTTGTTATGCATACGGAAAGCACCCACGAAATCTGCGCCGCCCTCGCTCACAATCCAGTCACGGAGTTTCTTGCTGTTGTCAAGCGTACCGTTGGACGTGATGAAGATACCCAAACCGCCCTCACGCAGTTTGCGCACATTCTTTGCTATACAGAAATCGTGTATGTTGTGGAATTTCTTCGACAGGTCTTTGTCGCCTGTGGTGTCGTTCACACGGAGTCCTGTAACAAATGGGACATTGGTAATAGCCAAATCCACGCTACCATTCGGTATGCGTGTCTGCTCGAAGCCCTGTATCTCTACTTTGGCATCAGGATAGAGGAGTGAAAGGATTCCTCCCGAAGTTCCGTCAATCTCTATGGCATGGATGTCGCTCCGCTCGCTGATGTGCGTGGGCATCTGTCCCAAAATATTTCCGATACCAGCAGAACCTTCAAGAATGTTTCCGCCCTCGAAGCCCATTTTCTCGGCAATATCCCAAAGGGTATCAACAACGTATGCAGGGGTGTAATAGGCACTGTTCGCACTCATTACAGCCTCTTGATACGCTTTTTCCCCAAGCAGCTCACGGATTTTCTTTTGAATAGGGTTAGGAGCATACGATGTTCCCTCGCTGAAAGCCTTGCCCAATCCGCCCCAACCACTGAACTTGCGGAGGGTCTGCATCTGTTTTTCTGTAGCCTGTTCGCTGTTTTCAAGCAACTGCTTTGCCAGTTCGATAGCCTTGATGTTGGCTTCGATACGGGCATCTACCGATGTAGGAGCGTGGTCTTTGCCACGTTCCGAATGGTTGTTGTGTGTATTCTTGGAAGTAAATGTATTCCTGCCCTCGTTTTTGCGTGCAACTTTAAGAATAGCATCAAGTTCCTTGCGTGTCGCTTGGAATGGTCCGCTTATATTGTCATTGCAATGGAATACGTTGGCAAGCTCATAATAGACAATACCGGAAATCTCATGTTCTCCTCCGAGTTTGTCGTTCAACTGCAATATAACGCCCTTGAGTTCATTGGCAAGTTTTCGGTTGCTTTCAATCTCTTTCTTGCGTTTACCCTCAATGCTTTGTTCGTTTAAGGAATCTGAAAATCGAGGTCGCACAGTCCTATCGACTGCATCGCCTGTTCTTTCTCCTTCGTTGTCAGTTCCTCTACCGGTTTGTTGTTCGCTTTCGCTACCTGTTTCAGTGCCTCTTGATAATCCTTGCTCGTGTCTATTACCGTTGGACGGCACTCTTTCGGAGCGTTCTGCATCAGTTCTCTGTAATCCATGTTCGTTGTTTTTATTGTTATCAGTCAGACCGTCAAACAAACCCAACTCATTTGACTGCTGTGAATTTACTGCTTTTTTCTCGTTCTTATTACGTGCAGGGCGGTTTTTTTTGATGCGTTCTTGTGCAATCTCTGCCTCTTGTTCCACCTCTGCCTCTCTTGTTATGGTTTCGGCAGTGGCAAGTGCATCAATGCTTGTCTTGTCGAAATTCGCCACATCAAACTTCTGTACCTCATCGTATGGGGTCATGTCGGCATCCAATCCATTTTCTGCCACCTCTGGTAAATCCCTCGCACCATTGTAGAACGCTTTGAGATATGGGCGTATGGCATCGCCCAAGTCTGCAATCATGGCTGTTGCATACTCGGCAAATTTGCGTGCACCTTTCTCCAAATGGTAAACAGCCATCTCCGTACCAATGGCAAGTATTTCAGGGTCTATGCCCATGTTCATTTGACCGAGCAACTTCTTGCGCATACGCTCACGGAGTTCTGCATAGCGTTCATCGGTAACAAGACGGTTGCCACTCGTATTATTTTCAGGCTTAGATTCTTGCTCTGTGGCTGCCGCTTTTTCTGTACGTACAATCTCCCTAATCTTAACCTTGTTTTCAAGAATGGTTTCAACAGCGTCACGCAGTTCCTGATTAAAATTCTTGGGATTACGTACAATCTCCAACATTTCTTCAGGACTGTTTGCCGTATAATTGAAACGTCCATCCCCGATAGGGATAGGTCCGCTCACATCATCACGCCTCAATGTGGTTAATCCCGTTTCCTTATCAACAGAAACAGAATATTGCCATACAGGGGTGTATTCCTGTCTTTCTTCCGGCTTTGTTGTTTCCGAAAGTTGAGGTTCTACAAACTGTACATTACCGTCATTGAGAGCCTGCATATCAGACATTGAGACTGGCTGTTGTGATTGTGCATCAGTTGCATATTCTGCCAAGCGTTCAGCATCTTCCTTGCTTCGCATCATGAAGCCTTGCTTTTCCTTATCCCACCAGCCTTTCAGTTGTTTGGCAAACATTGTGGTGTGCTTCCGAACAGTATCTCTTAATTCATCATTGAACTTCACAAGGTGCATATCCAACACCTTACCTCTTTTGGTGGTGTATTGTGCCTGAGTAATGGTGTATGCAGCATCAGTCGGTGTTGTCGTTTCTTCATTGGAATTGTTTTGTTCCAATTTCCGCTGTTCAGTAAAGAGGTCGTTTATTTCGGAAATAATGCGGGCTTCCTCAAATATATCACTCTGACCATGTGCGGCTTCTTGTTCCTTGTGCAGTTCTTCAATGCGTGATTTGATTTCAGAAAGTCTGTTGACTTGTGTACTTGAACCCTGTTCATCAACACTTTTAACTGATTTGTATTCAGCAAACGCTTTAGTCTTACGGTGGCTACTATCTATCCACTTCTCGAAATCCTCTAAGTTGACACCGGTCACCACTGTCTTGTGTTTCTTCGCCCAGTCGTTGTCATAATTCGCAAAGTAAGCTGCTTCGGCATCGTCAGTCTCATTGAAGCCAAGCATTACCTTATGCTCGTCAAAGCTGCCGTCCTCGTTATACTGGTCAACCACGAACATCCTGCGTCCGTTCCACCCGTCAATGTCATCAGAGAGGAACACGTCTATATGGTCACCGTCCACGCCTTCCGTGCCACGAATGTAGCCGTAGGTGTTCTGCATGGTTGTTTCCCACTTATTGCCATTGGCATCCACACCGCTGCGCACACTGCCTTTAGGTTGCTCGATAGTAATATCGAACACCCCGACCTGTACATGACCTTTCTTGTAATTTCCGGCTTCTTTCTGCTTGTCGGTCGGATTTACATCAACTTCCGCCTCTGCCTTGGCTATTTTTTCTCCTAACTCACTGCTTTTACGAGAATTATTTGTACCTTTGTTGTCAGAAAGCATAGTGGTTTGAGGCGCATCCGTGCCCTCGGTAGCGAGGTCAGACACATTCCCTTGCGGCGAGTATAAGCCTTGTGCCATGTCTGAGGCATCAGAAACATCATCGGCGTGTTTCCAAACCATTTTTCCTTTAGTAAGGAGGTTCGCAATGGCGTTCCTCCTTTTTTCTTGGTTGGAAACAACTACCTCTTTACCGTCTTTGCTGACTGTGATTGAAGTGAAGTAATAATACCGAGAACCGTCAGCTTTTTTAAATGAGCGTATAAATACATAGGAAGATGCACGTTCTGTTGTATCTCCCTCTTTGGCTTCACTCACATCTGAAACTATTGCATGTGGGTGTTCAAGCGTAGGTTTAATCATGCCCAATTTACCATTTCTGCCTTGTCGCATCAATTTTGTAAATTGGTTTTCACCCATTTTTACATTGCCTATCGGAGTTGAAACGATACCATCTTCACCGAATAGGGCATCCCAGTTTTCAATAGTGAGGTCTATTTCAGGAGCAATTTCAGCACTCAATTCCATATCTGCAATGAAGTCTTGTGCTTCATCCGCAGTCATGGAACGGCCAATTACTTCCGTTTCATCATTTTCCTCTTCTTTATTTCCTCTATCTTCGCTCTCAACTCCGCTTCTTCCACCAATGCTTTCAGTTCTTCCTGTATCATCAGTTGTCCCATTTCTGTTCTCAACTCGTTCTCTTGGCGCAAGAGTTCCATTGCTTCCTTGCTGCCCTCGTTGGCTTGTTGCAGTATCGCCAACCAATACATTGCTTCGCTGTTGTCCATCGTAGATAATGTTTAATGTTTCGTAAATAGCCTGTGTAAGCGTCCGCGGAGTATTATCCGGTTGCTCGAACAGGGTTGCTTCCTGTGTGCCTTGGATAAGGTCATAGATTTTGTTAAATGTATTTTGGATAATGCCTTGGTTTTCTCCCTTGTATATCGTTGCCAAAAGCAATGCGAAGTTACTGAAATTATCGGCAGGGAGATAACTTTCGCCCGTTGCATCATCAATCTGGTATTGGTGTTTCCAACTTTCAACGGCTATTCGTGCCTCTTTGAAATTTTTTGCTTCAGTAAATTGTTTGTCCTGCGACAAGGCATAATAAGCCCGGATTGAGTTCTGTATCTCCTCAACCATACGCTCTGCATTCGGACTGTCATAATCCCGGAATGCCGTTGCGAGAATAGCCTTTTGAGCCTTTACAGACAACGCGTTGAACATTTCTTCAAGACGGACACTGCCACCCTTGAAAATGCTCTGATACATGATTCCACGCAAATCATTCTTGGCTTCGGCGGTCAGGTTACCCTTGCTGTCAAATGCGCTGCTGTATTGGGTCGGTGTGATGTAGCCTTTCTGCATCATCCATTTCAATACATTTGTACCGTTGGCATCCACAAGTCCGGCAAATGAAGTCTCCTCATCGCTCGAAGCAAGCAATAGGTTGGCGAACGAACGCATATCATTGCCCATCTTCTGCATGATGTTCTTGGGCTTTATACGTTCTATCCCTCCGCTTTCTGTGTCCTGTGCGACAAACTGACCGAGATTGATAGCCTCGGTATCGTCCACTTCAAGCATATTAACGAGGACAGGACGTTCCACAGAATCAATATCCTCGGCACGCAATCCAAATTCGTCTGCGTGGTCTTTCAGATACTGCTTGTACTGCTCTGCCTGGTCTTTGTGACCCTCCCACATCTGACGGAGTGCGTCACTTCGGTTGTTGCCTTGTATGACTTCCCCTCGTGCATTTATGGTAGGTGCGCCTGTATATGCGGTGACAGAAGATGTGATTTCTTCGGGACGAATGTTTCCGGCAATCTTTCGGGCAGACAATACGCTTGCTTCATCATTACGCTCCTTTGGCTGAGCCTCATCAATGAAGTGAAGCGGATTTCGCACACCTTGAACGTGACTCGGTTGCAACAAGTTTGCATCAATCACGGATATACGACCGCCTACAATAGCATCATCACTGAATTTTACGGATACCTCCTTTCCCATCAATGCCTGTACAGGCTCTTGTCTGTCTATCTTATGACCGTTCATGCGTCTGTAACCTCTTGCCCGTGCATCCTGCGGCTTATCATCCACCATATCCGGCACTCCGTTCAAGGCTTCACGTTCAATGCGCTCTGCCTCCTCACGTTCCGTACGTAACTTTTCCTCTTCCGCCTTACGCAATGCGGCGGCTTCATCGGCAATGCGTCTGCGTTCAGCATCCGCTTCCATTTTTCTGCGGCTGGCGGTACCGGCTATCTTCTGCCAAACGAGCAATTCCTGTTTGGCTACATCAATCGCCGCCTTGCGTTCTTTCTCGGAAGCAATCTTTTCGGCAATGGAGTTGCCACCTTTTGATTTTGTTTTCTCCAACTTTTTCAAAGCAGCTTCCTTGTCAGCTACCATACCATCAGCCACAGTCTGTGCCATAGTCTCATCACCCTCAGTCTGCTCCACAATAGCATCCCAAGCTGTGTCGCTGTCGGCCTGCTCATATAATGGATTTCCCTGCTCATCCTTTGGTATTCTCTGCATGGCAGGAATTGCCAAATCGGCAGAGCCAATATTTTGATGAGCATTGTTATCATTTTCGGGAATATTTTCCACACCATTGTTGTTCTCATTTTCGGCAGGATGTTCAAATGCCACTCCGTTATGCTCCAACAGCATATTGTCAAGTTCATCACGAGTGAACAGGCTCACACGCTTGCCGTTGATAGGAGCTTCGGTAAATACCTCATACCTGCCGTCCGCATCAGCATCTGCTGTGATATTGCCGCGGACGGTAACGCCGTTCTCATCGGTAAGCGAAACAATGTCATTGAGAGCGTATTGTGGTCTTTCAGCCTCTTGCATCTCCTGTTTCCGTTCGGCATTCTCAATGGTTCTCTGCTGCTCGAACTGCACCACACGTGCCAAATTTGCCGCATCAGCCTGTTGCTGTATGGTTTCTTTTGCCAACGGGAAGATATTCACGCCGTCCGATACGTTAACTGTGCCGTCCCCATTATCCACAATACCGTCTTCGTTGGCTACAATCTGAACCTGTATCTGTGCGTCATCTCCTGTAATGGTGTATGTATCGCCGGGGTTGAATGTAACCACACCGTCAATCTTGTCGGATGCTTCCTGCGCGAACTGCTGAATGATAGCCTCCTCTGCTGTCATTTTCTCATCGGACGGGTTCAACGGCTCATCAATGTTCAATACGGCATCGGGCGACACCTGTTCAAGTGCGCCTGTTTCCGCATCACGGACAATGATACTACCGTCCGAAGCCTTGTTGTCAATGCCGCTGCCGTCTGCATATAACACAAGGTTTCCGCTAACGACATACACGCGGCGATCGTCCTGTTTCATCGTTGCGCCCTGTATCATGCCAGTGGTGCGGTTGGTACGGGCATCGACCATTGCATTGCTTTGCTCCACACGTGCATCTATGTCATCACGCACACGCTGAATCATGCCTTCATATACCTGCTTAGCATTCAGATAGTCAAGAACAGTTTCTAACTCGCTTTCTCCCCAAATGCCATTGCTCCGCATTTCCTCCAACGCATTCAGAGGATGAGCATCCAAAAAGCCAAGTGTGTCTTCATCCACTATGGCAGAAACCCTCTGCCGCTGATAGTCACGCATATTCTTGGCATCGGTCATTTCCTGTGGGTCTGCGATATTGTAACCATCAATGTAGCTTTCATCAAGTGACTGTACATCTTCATCCTGTCTGCGTCCACGCTTCTGTGCGAGTGTACCAAGGTTAAAGCCCCTCATCATCAACGAACGCTCCATGTAGGTAAGGATTGCGGCTCTCTCATCGTCTGAAAAATTCTTGTCGTTTACAATTCCATCTGCCACACTGCCAATGTCATCATTGGTCGTGAGGTCGATAGTTGTCCTTAACGGCTCCCATATTTCTTTGCCAAGCAATTCTGTTGCACGGGCATCAGCCTTGTTTACTCCGTGCTTCATTGAAGCATACTGCGCTCCCGACAATGTAGCCTTACCTGCGCCCATCAATCCCATAGAAAGAGCCATACCGCCCCAAATGTCGCCGTGGAATTGTCCTGTCGCAAGCAAATTGGTACGTGTGCCATCCGGGTTCTGCTGATAAGCATCGTCCAGATTGAGCATGGTGCGCCACAATTGCCCATAGTATTCTTCCGTAACCTCTCCGAAATAGTCACTCACACCCATTTTGTTGAATAACTGATGTGTCTGTCCCATGATACCGTTCAACGCACCTGCATCAGCCTTTGAAAGCACTGCACCGATACGCTTTGCACCCACCACATTGGCGAGTTTGCTCATATTTCCAAGAGTAACTACAGGGTCAAGGTGCGAACCGAACATTTCCGAATAGTTTTCAACGATAGCATTGGCTTCTCCTTGCCAGATGGCATTTCCCCAAGTCTTGTCGTTGGAAAAATCATAGTTGCCGTTCTCATCGACAACCACATCACCGAGTTTCCTGTCAATGATGTCGGCCGTTGTTTTCCCAACCTGTACCGTGTTGGTCATAAGCGGAGCACGTAGAAGCAGGTCATCAGCGGTTGTACCGAGAGCCTTAATGGTCCAATTGGTTGCATATTGTCCCAAACCTTTCACGCCGTTGTTTTTCAGGTATGTCTTGAAGCCCTGTTCCGCCAGTTGCTCTACTACTTCTTTGCCCACCACCTTTGTGGCAGCTTTCGTTCCGGCTTTGGAAAGAACATTGATACCGTTGAATCCACCTCCTGTAATGCCAAAGTCAAGCATGAATGCAGGCATATGGCCGGTCATCATACCGGCTCTGTTCCAAAAGCCAGCGTTCCCACCATACATCTGCTCCGCCTGTCCTTTGTTGTAGAGTGCGCCCATCATTTCATTGTAGGCTTCACGCTCTCCATCCGTGGCATTCTCTCCTTTTAGGTCATCGGCGTTCATCATCGTCAGAGCGTCACGCATATCGCTCATGCCGAAATCCCAAGTGCGGAAATCTCCTGCCACACGACCGAAACCACGCCAAAAGCCTACATCTACACCTTGTTCACGGTCTTTCTGTTCTTCAAGGTCTTTGATAAGTTCCTCTGTTTGACGAATGGCGACATCCAAGGTACTGTTTTCCCTGTCGCTCATCTGACGAGGAACATAGGTATCTGCTGCAAGCAAGAATCCAAGAGGAGCTGTATTCTTTTTTGTATCTTCTTCCCATTGTTCATGCACTCTATTGGCACTTGCATCTCGTTTTTCTTGCAGTTCTGCAAGTTTCAGCCTTGCACGGCGTAGTTGTCCGCTTACAGACATATCAGCCGCCTGTCGGTATCTGAAACTCTCCATGTCCGCAAGTCCCTTACTGGTGTATCTGTTGCCAAGAGGGGTTATGTAGGTTTTCTCCAACTTTCCGCTCTCTGGGTTGAACTGTATTTTCCCTTCTGCGGTCTGTCCTCCACCCAATGGTGCATTTTCTTGGTACTCACGCATGGTCTCCATTTGTTCGCTGAAACCGTCCAACATTTGCTCCGTGCGGCGTTTCATCTGCCCCATATTTGCACTGAAGCGTATTTTGTCCTGTTCCGTCAGCGGCTTTTCTTTTGCTGTAGAGATTACAGGAGTTTCGGGTGTAGAGTCTGGGGCAGTCTGTTCAGGCTGTTGCTGTTCCGACATGAAAGTCTTGTAGTCTGCCGACTTTACACGATATTTCTTTCCCTCACGCTCCATGATTGTAGAAGCATCGGGAAAGTCTTTCATAAAACTGTCAATGTGTTCTTCACGCACATTGTATTTCTTTCCGTTGTATTCAAATATTGGCATAGCTATTTGTTTTTACCGGGTGTATAATCAATCACATCGTCATCGCCGCCACCGGGAACATAGTCCACAACCTCATCATTCAGTTCCGAGGTCATGGTGGCAGGGTCAAGTTTGGAGAGAGAAAGCATGATTGCAGAGGCTTTGGGCGATTTGTGCCAATTCTGTTTCACATAGTCCTCTTTCTTCTGTGGTGTATCAAGTTTCTTCATTTGACGGTCAAAAGCCCTTTTCTCTTTTTCATCCTGTGGAGAGAGGTCGGCAAGCATTGCGTCATACACCTGCTGCATCGACCCTTTCCAAACATTCTCGTAAATGGCTACTTGGTTTCCGTCACCGTCCGAAAAGCCGAGTTGTTTGCCACGGACACCACGTGCGGCTGTCGCTCTCGCTTTATCACGCTCTACAGCCACATTGTCATTATGCCTCTTTACTTGGAAATTGTAGGAACGGTCAGCTTGACGTTTGTTTTCGTCAAATGTCGTTTGCCAACGCTTATCGGCTTCTTTATCTCGACCTTTCTTGTATTCTTGTTCTGCATCATATCGGTCATCGGCGATTTTCTCCCGCTCGTTACGATGCTGAATGCCCTCGTTGTACCGGTCATCATTCTTTTTGTCAAGACCGAGCAATCTTTGCCAAGAACGTTCACGGTGTGCTTCTTCTGAATCCGCCTGTTTCGCCTTAACCAGACCGTTGAAATATGCCGTGTTCTTTTCATCACGGTCTTTCATCAACTTGTCATATCGGATTTTGGTACGCTCCGACATGGTGTTCTTGCCTGTGTACATGTTCGGTGCGCCCTGTGTCGTGAAAAAGAGATTGGAGAGAGCCATAACGCCGTCCCCAATTGCAGCGAAGATTTCATTTCTTCGCTGTTTCTTCCTTTCCTTTTCAAGTTCCTCCGCTGTCGGTGGTGTATAAGGGTTCAGTCGCCGGAACAATGCTTCATAGCCACATCCACCAGCCGGAGTTCCTCCGTTTGTCGGCGGTGTGCCATTCTGCTTTGCCGGAGTCGGCGGTGCAGCCGGGGTAGAGGAAACAGGCGCATTATCCCCCGAATGTTGTTCCGTCCATTCCTTTGTGCCTTTCGGTGCATATCCTCCGCTTCCGGAAGAGCTGCCACCCAATATTTCATCCAATGTTGCCATAGTCGTAGAATTTAGAAAGGCATGGATGATGCGGCATTGGCAACACCCTGCACAGCCTGACCGATTGCTTGTGCTTTTCCTTGTTCAAGTTGATTAAGCTGCTCCACAAAGGCATTGTCATTAGCCATATAGGTAGCCTCGATATTGTCTTTCCGTGCTTCCGCATTGGCTGCAATCTGCGATGTCGCATCTGCGAGTGCCTGGTTGTTTGCCGCTTTTGCAGCCGCCACACTCTCATCCGTGCCGCCCATTACAGCCGCCGAACCAGCCGCCTGTTTGTTTCGCTGTTTGATACTCTCTTCGGTCTGCGTGAGAATTCGCTGTGCATCGGCACGCTGAGTGGCGTCCTCATTGTACCGCCTGTCATACCAGTCTTGGTTTTTCTTACGTTGAGCCTCGACATTCTTCTTTGCTCTTTTCATTGCTTTTGATGCAGAGATACCGCCGAAGATACTTCCAGCTGCACCTATCGCACTTCCAATAAGTCCCATATGTATGTGAATTGTTAATAGTTATACTTCTAATGCAAAACTAACCACATACCTTTGAGCCATTGTTTTATCCTTTAACGGTCGGATATACGGCAAGTATGTAAGGATTAATAAAATCACTACTTCAAACTATTTTAGTATGGCAAGACAGAAGAATGACGGTCGGGGACGGCTTGGTGGAAGACAGAAAGGCACACCCAATAAATCCACATCATCTTTGCGTGAGATAATTTCAGAACATTGGCAGCACTATCAAGATAGCGGACAATTCAAGAAAGACCTTGATGCGCTCGACCCACAAACGCGTGCAGTGGTTATGGAGCGGTATGCACAATACATAGCACCAAAAATGAAATCAGTAGATATGGAGGTTACGGCAAAGGTTACGCATACCATTGAGGACAAGCTGCTTGAACTCAGTGAAGAACCTGACGAGGATGATTGACAACCCCTCATAATAGGTAAATACATACAGTTTGTTTGTAGCGGTGTCAGCAATGAACACCGCTATTTTTATTGTACATTTATTGCTATTTCTTCCGAAGAAATAAGGATTAATGTACAATTAAGTGGTATTAATGTACAAGAATGGGGTATTTCTTTTGAATAAATCCGAAGAAATAAGGTATAACTGTACATTTATGCTTATTTCCTCCGCAAAAATGCCTATTTCTTCGGAAAACATACGAAAATAGGGTAAAAACAGCCCCAAA